ATGTTGCTGAAGAAAGTGATCCCCGCAATCCTGTTGTTATCCGTATGCGGCCAGGCGCTGGCGGCACAAATCATTACCGTCAGCCGCTTTGAGATCGGGAAAGAGAAGTGGCCGTTTAACCGTGAAGAGGTGATGCTGACCTGCGAGAAAGATGGTGCGATGTTTGCCATCAACCCGAGCACGCTGATGCAATACCCGCTGAACGACATCGCCGACCAGCTGTTTAAAAACAAACAGGTGAAAGCGCAGCCGATTAGCGTGATTCAGGCCGAAGACAAGGCGCATCCGGGTCAGATGATGAGTCTGCAGCCGATTGTTGAGCGCACCCAGGCGCTGTGCGGTAAATAAACCTCTCGGGTGCAGCTTTGCGCTGCGCCCAATCACCGATTTTTTGCCGTTGCGATCACAAACTGATCCGGTTTATGGCCCTGATCCCTGCGTTTGCTGGCATTTCTACCGCACTGTTCTAACCTTAAATTGCAAGGCGACACCGCCTTCATAAATGCCAACTTTTAGCGCACGGCTCCTTGAGAGCCATTTCCCTGGACCGAATATAGGAATCGTATTCGGTCTTTTTTTAGTGGGTTGATTTATATGGTTTTTTTGAAGGCGGTTACGAAATTTCCCGAAAATATCCCGAAATCACTATATCCAATCTATACCATTACGTATTCCTGACCGCGCGAATCGAGATATTTTTTAGTCATAGAAAGGTTTTTATGGCCGAGTAATCTTTGCGCAAAATCCTCTCCATTTTCTACTTCATAGAGTCGGCTGGCAAGACTTCTGATTTCATGAAATGTCGGCGGGTTAGGGCCAAATTTAATTCTGCTTATTTCACGCGCTTCTGCAAATGCACCTGTGAGCGCATCTGGTGATACCGGCCCCGGTTTTCTTCCTCCGCGACGGACAGCAGAATAAATCAGGCTATCGGATGGGTTACCCTTCCGGCATTCCTCTATGATTCCCCCCAGAGATATTCCCAGTTCTTTCAGCTCTAAATCCAGTGGCATCGCCAGCTTATGGCCAGTTTTACTTTGCGTCACAAAAAGCCGCCCATCTCTGATCGCGCTGAAGGTCATGCGCGTTACATCCTCCCGGCGCTGTCCGGTGAGCAGGCCGATGTTCATCGCATTTTGCAGCCAACCTCCCATGCTTTCAGCAGCCTTGCGGATAGCCAGAAATTGCTCAAGTGATAAGCGCTCGCGTCTGACTTCAGGTGATGGGGTTCTGGTTGGCTCGACAGGATTCCTGTCAATAATGCCTTCAACAACAGCCTCGCGGAAAACATCCATCAGCAGCGATCGCAATGCAACCGCCATGCTGTGCTTCCCACATTGGACATAGGATTCAAGGAAAACTGCTATATCACGCGTACTGATCGCAGTAATTGGCAGGCGACCAAACTCAGCCTGAATGGTTAGCAGCTGGTTGCTACGTATCTTCATTGTGCTTGGCTTCAAACTGCGCCGCCCCAGGATGACGTCGTACCGTTCAAGCCATTTACTCACTGTGAAATCAGGCGTCTCTTTAAGCCGATCGAGAAGGGCGGATGGTAGGTAGTTTTGCTCAATGTAGCTGTTCGCTTCGATAGCCTGGGCCACCGCATCCTTGCGGGGTATCTTACCCAGTGAAATCTCCTGACCGGTCACAGGATTTCGCCAGGAGTATATCTGCTTCGTTTTACGAAACGTCAGGTTCCTTGGCAGATTAGCGTCGTACCGCTTTGGCCTGTTCGACATGTTTCAGTTTCTCCATCAGCGATCCCTTTTTCGGCGGTGCTACGTATTCCGGCCTGCGCTTCATCATCTTCTTGCGCGGGTCAACGTATACCGAATCCGGTTCGAGTTTGTATTCTTTTCCGTGAAGCTCCGGGCATGGGTAAATCCTGCCCTCCCTGACCCAGCGGCGCAGGGTGGATAAAGAGGGCGGCTGCGAATATGTTGCCGATGCCCACTCCTGAAGGTTCATTAGCTTAGCCATAATTTCTCCTGCACTTTTTAACAGAACTTGATCGCAAACTATCGCAAGTTTTCATGTGGAGCGACTTCTACCCCTTATACAGCCAGTTCCAGACCAGCACGATGCAAATAAAAGCGGCGAGCCATATGAAAAACTCGTCGGGGGATATGTCGCGGATGGTGTTCATGCTGCAGGCTTCAGAAAGAGAACCCAGTGCGTCTTGTCACCTTTGCCAGTACGCTGCCAGATGGTTGGTTTCTGGTCGGTCAGCGCGATCACTTTGCTAACGGGAATTTGAGTCTCGTTCCATTTGAATATGAGCGTGCCGTGTGGCCGCAACACCCTGAACGCCTCCGCAAAGCCGGCCCGTATATCGTCTGGCCATGTTGCTTTATCCAGAGCGCCATATTTCTTACGCATCCAGCTGTTTTCACCTGCGCTCTGTAGATGAGGCGGGTCAAACACAACCTGAGCGAAGGTATTGTCAGCAAATGGTAGCGCGCGAAAATCAGCGATAATATCCGGGCTAATCTGCAGTGTGCGTCCATCACATAAAACATGCTGCTCAGCACGTCGGTCAGTAAATACCGCGCGGTCATCCTGCTTATCCATCCAGAACATGCGCGAACCGCAGCACATATCCAATATGCTTACTTCAGACATAACAACTCCTCACGCAGAGCGCGATAGTGAATAGGGTGGGTGGAAGTAACTACTGAGTAAGGAGTTCTACTTTATCCATGATTGCAGATGCGGCTTCATCGGAAATATCACCGGACCAGGCAAACGCTTCCATGGCACCAGAAATTAGATCTCTCTGTTCAGCCGTGAAGTTATCGTCTTTGTAGTCGTACATTGCTGCTGAGCACAACCTCCCACCACTTCCCATAAAATCATCAGTGAAACTAACTGGTGGTTCTTTCCCATCTTCAAATTCAACTACAAATGTCATTCTGCTCACTGTCTTATCTCCTTATCTACCTGCCGCACGTAATAGCTCAGCCATAGCTTTGCTGGAAACGTATTTGGCGGCAGGGCGGTAATTGATTTGGCGTGTTTGTCGAGAATGGAGGTAGTGATGCGGTCGTGTTCTTTCTTGGGCCTGCCGTCAATGGCGCTGATGATTTCGCTCCTGCACTTACGCGCTACGGCCCTTAGCGCATTCTCTGCTACCGGCGTCATGCTACCTTGCGATGCTGCTTAGCGCGCTCAATGCGCTCGTAGTCGCTGCGGCAGTCTTCATCGAAAAAGCACCCGAAAGGCACCGCCTCTTCGCAGTAATAGCAGGCACCGGTGAATGTCATTTCCGGGTCCTTGCGGTTAGCCAGGGCAATCTCAATCATCTGCTGCTCGCGTTCAGCAGCCTCATCTATCGGATCTGGATGTGTCATTTCAGTTTCCTGTAAGCAATAAAAAACCCCGCCGGGGCGAGGTCTGTTCGGTTGATATACTTTTATTTAGATAGCAATAAGATTCCAGAATGAGAAATTGCGTAAATAATTAGGCTCAGCATGAGTAAAGCCACAGAAAAGAAACCAATGAAAAATAAAACATCTTTAATGAATATATAGCTCTTCTCTCCTTTTTTAACTCTTTCCCATTCCTCCTTTAAAACTATGTGACCTGCATCTGTCAGCCCTTTATAGTAATCTGTTAAGTCTCTAGTTCCAGACAACACATTAACGCGGAGTGCGCCCATAGCTTGATGCAAATCTTTTTCGCTTTTAGATGGGTTGGAGTTGTTTAAGTGCAGGGTTATTTCTGCGATTATTTTGTTGGCTTCCTTTCTTGCCTCATTTATGTCTTTATCTTCAAATCCAGAATCAACCCTTAGAATGTCACTTATTGATATTAAGCTTGCCAATAACGTGCGCAACTCAATTATCCAAGACTGTCTGAACTCAGATGTTTTGTTTTCTTTAGTAATTATCATACCGACGAAGGCAATAAAACCAGCAATGGCTGCAGCAATTATTGGTCCCCAATTCATTTTTCTTCCCTTTCATAAATCGGGGCATCTCCCCGTGAAAACTTCATCGGCCTTACATGGTGAAACTTTAGTCCTGCTTATTAAAGTCTTGCCATTCCTCCCAGCAATGTTCCGGGTCGATATCCTGATACCCACGCCTCTGAGCTACCGCTAAGACCCCTTCAGCATCCGTGACAATCGCCGTGGCATTATCACGAATAGCCAACACCTCCTCTTCCGTCAAAGGAGAGCCTTTCTCTTCGGCTTTAGAAACAAGAAGGCTGATGAGGGAGGGAATGAAAAGGACTATCACTTACCATCCTCCTTGAAATAAACCGGGTCAGTGCCGCGCGGGAACTGCAGCGCAACGTTCCTGTAATGCTGCAACCTCTCTTTGAAATAATCTCTCATAGCTGCAGGCTGCTGCATCTCCACTTCATGCGGGATAACAGGCTGATTCATACGCTCCTTGTATGCGACTCCTGACGCGGCTAAATCCACGTTAATCCTATCGCGTTCTTCTTTGCTGCGTGCTGCTAAGTTGTGTGACATAAGTTTGATTAGCTAACTGGTGTAGGATGATGAGCAATTATTGCATGCTCTACAGTCTCATCATCTGGATGATGGCCTTTTACAGCGATTAAATATGCGCTTCCTTTGTGAGACATGAAGGTCGAAACATTAAAGTTATGTCTAAAATCTAAAGGTTCTGGTGCGGCACGTTCCAGTTGATTTTGTGTGAATTCGATTTTAGATAAGTAGCTGAAAACATCGCCATTATCAATGTATCCATTAAATCTTTTTTCGCCTTTCCATCCTTCTCCAAAAAGCATCATGTCTGGCATATTAACCTCAGTTATACGTAACAACGCTTTTAAATTTAGGATGAAATTTTGCCTATTACAACTAGCCCAATTTCAACTTTTTCATAGGCTCATGCAACAAAAAACCGCCCGAAGGCGGCTTTTTAGTGGGAGCCAAAGGGGTTAAATACCCATGCGGTACTCTTCGTACGTACGAGGTTCCGAGTCATCTTCTTTACGGAAAGAAAGCAGTTCTTTCTGCCGATTCGTAACATAGCCCAGTGTTTCGGTAAGCTGGCGTCGTAAAGTAGGATGCATTTGAGGAATGCTGTTATCGCCCAGGCCAGCCTCGATCTTGTTCATGATTTCGAGAGCAAGGCCAATTTCCTCTGCATCAATCAAAATATTGACGCGATAACCCTCACGGGTCTCTTGCTCGCTGCCTAACTGTCTTGTCAGTTTATCGACCTGTTTGGCATAGGCGTCCAGCTGTGCCTGCACATCTGCCGGGATTCCCCCATTTTTTTCAGCCAGCGCTTTAAGGGCATTGATGTTATCGATCGCCTGTTGCGCCAGGTCTGTTGCAGTAGTCATATTTGGCATCCTTTTAAAAGGTAAAATCAAAAGTTCAGTGAGGTTAAAAGGCCGACCTTCATCGGCCTGAACAAGTCAGTTACTGACTACCTGTTACGGGTGTTCGTACTGCGCAAAAGTACGTGGCGCTGGGTCACCCGGTTTGCGGAACATAGCGTTGTTGTCTTTCCGCTCTTTCAGATACATCAGGGTCTGTTTAGCCTGATACTGATCGGCCGCAGAGAATGAACCCAGCGCGCCAGCATTGCTTGCCGCTACAACTTTGGTCAGGATTTCGATACCCCAGCCGACAGCTTCTGTGGTGTCCAGAATCGCAGAACGATACAGGGTATTGAGGTCTTGCAGGTCTTCGAATTCTTGATCAGTATGAGACATAGTAAATCCTCTTTTGGTTGAGTGAGTTAGGCTGTGAATTCACTCAGCAACTTTACTCTCACCAGCTGATGAAGACCAGTAAAGCACTGTGTTTATGTACAGTGTATTTGTGTCATAAATTTGGCTTAGTACCACCGTTAGCTTTGCTGCGCTCTTCCAGAAAACGTATCCGGCTGCGACTGGCTCGCTGGCGAACGGATTCGTATGAGCGGTTAAGTTGCCGAGCTATAAGTTTGGGTGGGATGGTTGCTGCGAGTTCTTTAAGAAGGCCTATCTCATCGGGTGACCAGCGGCGGCCAAGAGTTAACTGATTGCCGCGACGCCGGTATTCAGGTGATTCCATGTTGTCTCCTGTTATTTGCTGAGTGCCTCTTCGATTTCTGCTTTACGAAGCAGATAAACATCGGTGGCCTTTTCCAGCGTTTCAGCCTCGCTTGCAAGCATGCGCGCCGCGTATTTGTAGCAGCGGTCAAGCCCCGCAACGTTTTCAGCCTCAGCGGCTGCGATGGTGAAATCGGCAAGCAGTTCATCCGGCGTGCGCACTGCTGTGCTGGTGTTCGTCGCCGGGTTTATTTCGCGCTCAGGCTGCTGTGTTTCAGGCTTGCTGTTAATCAGGTTGTTCAGGTCCGCGCGGCTGCGCGCCGGAGTAACATCGCGTTCTGCTCGCTGCGCCGGCTCGAATTCGTCAGGGGTATAAACACCGAGAATCACATCAGGACAATAGAGGCGCGCCCAGTATTTAACAGCCAGGTATGCCAGCTGCTGTTTGGGTGCTGTCTTCCAGAGGGGAGAGTTGCGCGTGGTGACGTATTCCATGTAAAGCGGTTCACCCCAGGTGATTTCTGTCTCACCTTTCAGCACTGCACCCACACGAACAGACAGTCCACGCTCATTCGATGCGTTTGCTGCACCTGGTTTAAACTTCTCCCAGTCGCCGCCGTATTCATATTTGAAACGCCCCTGCACGGCTGTAGAACTGGTGATTACCGCGTTTACCAGCTGAGCTTCATATCCCAGCGTGCCGTTAACCAGATGCGTTTTCTGCGCCACTGCGTAGGGGTTCATTCCCCACTGGGCAGCCTGTAATGCGATCGCCAGACAGTCAGCAGGTTTACCGGACAGGTGAGCAGGCACCGTTGCTTTACCCTGCGCCATAACTTCCGCAAACGCCTGTAACTTCTGCAGGCCGCTCGGGCTGAAGATGGCCGCTTTAGTGTCGGCCTCATTTACCGGCGCTGTGATGATGTCGTTGCTCATGCGTAATCCTTTTTCTTAGCCCAGTCAGGGCGTGCGATTTCTTCAATGCCGCCCCAGTTACCGGACAGCATGCATTCGTGATAGGCAGTAAGGTCGCGCCGGAACAGGTCATAACCTACCGCCACGTCATCCTCACCAAGCTGAAACACCCGCACCGGATAGCGGCCGCAGTCGATCGACTCGCTGACCGCAATGAATACGAAAAGCGGGTATTCACCGAACAGCTTGCTGAAACCTTCGCGGTAGTAGGCGTCCTGAACGTGATAGCGGAACTCTTCGACGTGGCGGGCGAAGCGGGACATATCCGCCACTTTCTTCACGTCGACGATGACGGGCTGACCTGACAGGAATTTATCTGGCCGGATACGGTAAAGCTCGCCGGTCTGCTCGTCGTTCCAGTAGATTGATGCTTCCTGATGGCCCTCCGCCTCCAGCAACCAGCGGGCCGCTGGATGGGCGAGGGCACTGGCGCGCATCAGTTGCAGCTTTCGTCCCTGTTCAGCATCCATTACTGTCATGCCGCTGCTTGCACAATCCTTCAGGAACTGCTTTTCATCCTCCTTGCCAGCTGTCGTGCGGCGGTTGAATTCAGGAGCAACAATGAAACGCCTGTCAAACTCATCAGGCTCCAGCAACAGGCAGTGCAGCGCCGTTCCCATATCCAGAGCGGCTTTCTTCTCTGCGTCTTCGGGCGCTTCTTTGCGCCACTGGAATATGGCCGGGTTAATGGCGATATCATCAAGCTGTGATTTGCTGATGCCCGGGCCGCCGTGATAGTCCTCATTGCTGATGTCATAGTAGATTCCAGGCTGCATTACGCTGCCTCCTGATTTCCATGTTTGCCGCTGTAAATCCCGATCGCCACTTCACGCCGCGCAACCCGAACCATTGCTTCACGTAAAAACGCCTCAGACAGCTCATGCTGCTCATCGTCTTCATCAAACATTTCAATGGCAGGGTAGTCGTAGTGCTTCGTAAGGAAGGCACACAGAGCAGGCATTAATGGGTTTGTTTTGTGCCGGTTCATCTGCGCATCAACTTCTGCCGCAATGCGCTCCAGCTCGCTATCAGGGAGGCTGTCAGCGATACTCTGCACTTCGTTACGTGCCGTTCTATTCAGTCTCATTTCCGCTCTCCCATGCCGAGGCTTCTCAGCATCAGGTTGATGAAGGTGAAATCCTTCGACTTTTTCAGCATCTCGCGCTGGCGCTCTAACTCGCTCTGCTGCTTCTTATACTGCTGTGCTGATGCCGGCGCGTTCATGGTTGGCCTCTTTGATTCAGAGTGTTGATAAGATTGCGCCAGCCAGTGCGGAGGCGGCGGGTAATAGTGTCGAGCAGTGATTCATTTAGCTGAGCAGCGCCCACGATGGTGCCGCCCGCGATGGCATATTTCATCGTGGGTTCCTTGCTATTGGTTAAGTTGGGGGCAAAAAAATGGCCCGCGATGCGCAGGCCAGAAGGATGAAACGATTATCTCTAAGGGGCATGGTGCGTAGCACCTTCAGCCGTACTTGGTGAATACGGCTGAAGGTGTCACTCAATGATAATAAAGAGTGTCGCTAAAACGCTCTCATGATGATTGGATGCCTGCTTTTATACACATCAGGCGAGGTGGTTCACGCTATACCTCTACAGCGAGAAATCGGATAAAATCAAATCACCCCTACAGTTTGAGAGTGATTGATATGCCTGAAGAAAAAGGATTGGTTCGGCGTATTACTGAAGCCGCCACCAGTGCTGGCGGTGCGCTGAAAGGTGCTGTTGACTTAGCGAAAGAAGTTAATGCATTACAGGTAGATTATAACGTTAAAAGCAAGACTATTGACCTGCTTGATAAGCTTATCGATGCCCGTACTGGGCAGTACGCATTAACGGAGCTTCTGGGCGAAGCTAAACAGCGCATCGTTGAGCTCGAATACCTTCTGGAAAAGAAACAGAATTGGGATAACGAGAAGCTGAACTATGAAATTTATCACCCGATTACTAACACTGTGGTTTATGTACTGAAGCCGACGGATGATCCAGAGTTCAAGCCTCATTATCTCTGCCCTACATGCTATGAGTCTGGAGTGAAGTCCATTCTTCAGTTTGTTACTGCCAACATTGCTTATAAAATTCTCAAGTGCCACAAATGCTCCGCTGAATATAAATTTCCGAGAAATACGGAGGTAAGTAGTGCAATCCCTGTGCCGTTGCGCCCCGCCAGATGATTGTGTGGTGATGCTGAAGCCGGTACGGCAGTTCACGCCTCTCAGCTGTGTTATCGAAGTGCCCCGCAGGAGGCTTGATAGGTCCACTTTCCCCGAATTGCCGAAATTCTAAATTAGCGGGATGCTCTTGCCGCGCATCTTCTGGACTGCATGAATCTGACGACCAGCTTCGTTCTCGACGCTCTGGTATTTCGTGTTAGTCAGGTTGATTCCTGGCTGCTTCCTGTCACGCAAAGAAGGGGAGGAGACTGCTTTCTCGATGCGGCTGATGTGCTGCTGCCCTGCAACCTGCTCACGCTCAGCTGCACGTTTTGCCCTGCGGCGGTTTCTGGCGTTATCAGAGGCCAGAATGGTCATTACGATTGTCATGTGTACCTCCGGTAATTGGCTTAGGTGATTGGATGGTCGAAGTAGGAATTCGGCTTCATGCTGTTCTTTCGCTATATGCTTTTCTCGGCTGCGTCTTTCTGACGGTCTGTTCAGCCCGCATTCATCAATCCCAAAGCCAACTTCACTTTGGTTCCCCGCATTTCGGCGGAGACAAACCCCATCAATGTTAAAGAGCGACCCAACATCCTGTTGGTTACTGCGTCCTGCTGATGGGATTTAATTTAGCGTTATGCTAAATGAATGGCAATAGCAAAATGCTAAATAAGTTAAGCTTCGGATTTAGCTAAATGATTTAGAAGGGGATTTATTTTTATGAAGTGGGATCTGCAGGCAAAAAAATACCTGCACCCGAGGCGGGTTACAGGCATAAGTTGTGGTGGGGTGAAACTCTTGAGCGGCTTCTAAGCGTTGTGAACAAGATGCAAACCGAGCCGGCCGTGCATCCCATCAGCTAGCGGTAGGAGCGCCAGCTGTCTCACAACACCATTCAGGTTAGAAGCGATGATCTGGATGACAAGCGAAAGCGGCAATAATTTTCATTCTCATAATCGACAGGCACAAAAAAGCCCGCGTTACACGGGCATGAATTCGTTCAATTGGGGCAAACCATCTGTCAGCAACAGCTGCTGACGACACCGATGATACTTGCGTTGCATTAATTAGGAAACAGACGCTCAACAATTTGCTATGTATGGCACGCGGCGCACAAAAAAGCCCGCTCAGTGGCGGGCTCTTAGTTTTTTGGTATCAGCTTGAGTATCTGCCGGAGTGCATTGCTGGCTTTCCAGATGTCGTCCTGAGTGTCGCCATCCCATTCGGGCGTCATTGCTCTCTCAGCCTCAAAATACTTTAGCCTGATGTGTACCTCTGCGATTTCGTCCCGCCTGCATTGAGCCGCTATTCGCTGAAGACCTTCAAGGGGCGTTGGCTCCCAGGGCCTCAGGTTCTGTCGTTCTCGCTTGAAGAGTAGGGATAGTTTTTTGTTCATAATAAGAGGGCCAAAAAGCCCTCTAATTGGTGGGCTTTTCCAGGCACAAGGCTATTTAGACATTGTTTTTATAGCAGTGATAATTGCGGGCATTGCGGGAATGAGTTGCGCCATTACTACGGCACCAACTACCCATAGGATAATGGAATTTTTAGCATCACTAACATCTGTTTTTGTGGCGTAATTAGAGCGCATTACCGCTATATCAGTCTTCATTGACTGAACATCTTTCTCAAGATCTTTCAAGCGTTGCAACATATCTCCACCTCCACCATTTCCACCGCCGTGCTTTGAATTATGATAATCATCAGCTGTTTCATGTGGTTTTACAACCTTTAGAGTATTAGAGGCTCTTAGTCTTGCATCAACTGTATCGTGGCTCACCATATATCGCTCACCCTGAAATACGCTCTGTTGCTATGAATTTTTTCCTTTTCAACGAACAATGTGGCCTCCAAAAAGTAAGAGCCAGCTCTGATAAATTTACATTTTTTAAGGCATATATCCACAGAAGCGGCTATGTCTGACTCCTTTCCATGGCTATCATTGGCTCGTACCCAAACGCCTTTTTTAACAGAAATCTCTTTGTCACCCTCATCTGACGACAAAAGAATCTGCACCTCAAGAAAGTAAGGTCTTTCGTGTACCAAACCAATAAAGAAGATACCTGCATGCAGATCGATTTCCGTAGGAAAGTCTTCACAATCAAATGCCAATAAAGGTGCAGGGATTTTATCTTTTCCACCCTCTTCAGAATAAGGGAAAAGGAAAGCAATCTTTTCAGTATTCATTATTTCAATCAGTCCCTTATAAGTACTGAAAACTACACCAGTCGCATCTTAGTCTCAATCGCTACACCCAGAACCTTACAGTTCCCGTTGACCGGCACCATAGGCCACTGAGGGTTAAGACCCTTCAAGTACTTCTGGCTGCCGTCGATGATGAGCTTTTTGAATGTGGCTTCGTTATCGTCAGTAAGCTTCGCCACGACCAGGCTGCCATTAACGGCTTCACGCCCTGTATCGAATAGCACGTACGTTCCTGCTGGTATGCTCAGCCCAATCGGCGCAGTCATCGAATCACCTTCCACCTGCAACCAGAAAGCATCTCCCTGCGTATGTGCATCAGATTCCAGCCACATATCGACATCCTTAATCGTATAGGGTTCACAGGCTTCATCCCATGCGCCAGCCTGAACCTTGCTTAAAACGGGGTAGCGGGCAGTGGGCTTGTAGTCCCGAGGGTTTGAAACGTTGGCATCAACCTGTGGCTGATCTTCGTGGATGGAGTCAAGCCAGGCATTGGGCAGCTTTAAAGCCACTTCAATTTTCCTAGCCATCTTATCCCCGATATTCCTAACGCTATTTTCCCCAAGCAGCTGACTAAATTGGGACGCACTGATGCCCAAAAGCTCTGCAAATCCAGCCTTTGTGTTGCCATCTCTCTCAAGATGCCTCTTCAGGAGGTTGTTGAGATTGGTTTTTCTGACGCTTTTATTTTCCATGGCCTGATTCTCACACTATTTAGCAATTCGATAAATATGCGTTTTGCTAAATACTGCTTGTTAGTTATTTAGCATAACGCTAAACTTAGCTTTGAAGTTAAACAGGAGGCACCAATGGGTAATGAACTACTCCGCTGGCGCAAGGAATCTTCAGCTGAAGACTGGGTAAGCCTTGCTGTACTAGCGAAAACATCTGTTGGCTACCTCGACCAAATTGCATATGGATTCCGCCGAGCATCACCAGGTAAGGCCCAGGCAATTGAGGAAGCCACAAAGAAATTCACCGATTACAAGCCGGTGAAGAAGGAAAGCTTAGTCTTTGCACCACAGCGCGCTACGGCCGCTTAAGTCCCACCGCTCTTTAAAACTCTGAAGCCGCTCCCACCGAAATGTCGGAGCAAAACCCAAGTGACTTGCTCACCGCAATGTCACGCAACTAATTGAACGAAAGGAATATTACATGATGGAACTTGCAACATATCGCAAAAAAGCGAGAGAGATTGAAAGTCAGCTACTGAACAAGCTGGCTGAACGTGGGCAGGGAGAATTAGCGAAGGTGCTCGGTCTGGATGACGCAGCTGTAAGCCGCATGAAGCGCCCATCAGGAAAGCAGCGGCACAGCTTCTTCCAGATGATGAGTCTGGCGCTGGCTTATCTGGATGTGGTTTCACCGGAGTCAGAAATGGCTCAGAGGTTATTGCGTATTGAGCAGCTACTGACAAAAGAAAAGACCGAGATGAGCAGCAACTCATTCTCGGCCTGATAGCAATTAGCGGAAACTAATAACTGGAGAAAAGTATGCCAGGACTAACTGGATATGTAAACAGTGGCGAGGTTCTTTATGAGTAATCTCGCTTACGACAACGTTTCACCAATCAGGCCTGATACAGAGGCCGTGGAGCGCCGTGTGGTCGATACCGATAATGGGTTTACCAGAATCGCTAACGAACTACTGGAGGCTATCGCAAGCGCCGATTTAACAGCTCGTCAGTTGAAGCTCATGCTGGCTTACATTCGTAAGACATACGGCTTCAACAAGAAATCAGATCGCATCGCAGATGAGCAGATTGCTCAGCTTACCGGCCTGTCACGGCAGAACGTGAACAAGGCCAAGAAGGAACTGATTTCTATGAAGTGTCTGATAGTCGAAGGGAGTCAAATCGGTGTTAACAAGGAGGTCTCAGCGTGGCAATTCAGCAAGTGTCTCCAAGTTAGCAATTTTGTCTCTAAATTAGAGACTTCAAATGTCTCTAAGTTAGAGACTTCGGATGTCTCGAAATTAGAGACACACAAAAGACATTCTTCAAAAGACAAGAAAGACAGTATTAATAAACCCCCTATAGTCCCCCAGCCTGACGAAGTGAAACCGGCTGAAAAGCCAAAGGCAAAAACCTTCGACCCGATGGACGTTGTGCTACCTGAATGCGTTTCTGCAGAGCTGTGGTCTTCATGGGTTTCATATCGCAGGGATATCAAGCAGGCCATCAAGTCTAAGCAAACCGTTACCCAGGCGCTCAATCTGCTAAGCCGGTGTCATGCGAATGGGCATCCGCCTGAAGAGATCATCAACAACAGCATCGCTAACGGCTGGACTGGGCTTTTTGAGCCTAAGCAGGCCAAAGCCCCGGCGCGCCAGAACAATGGCCCTGCCAGAGCTGTTGCTGAGCGGTTCGACGAGAAAGATTACGGCCACACTCAAATGCCTTCCTGGGCGCAGGAGTAAATCATGAGCTACGAAAACCAGATTGCCAGCGATACCCGCGAGAAGATCGCAAAGGTTCAGCGTCAACTCGATGAGCTTTCATCGCCCCCGAAGCAGATTGAAAACACCGTTTTCGAATTCATTCAGGCAGTGTGTGACAAGCATGGAGCATTCGAGCAGAGATGTCGGAAAATGAGCATTGGCATTGGTGGCAAGGAGATGATTACCAAGAGCGAGTGCAAGAAATGCCTGGAAGAGAAGCTTGCCAGACTGAAAAGCGATGAGGACAGCATTGCCCGCCGCCGCCGTGAAAGCGAAATCATGCGGCTCATGGGGAATCTGAATCTGCCACAGCGCTTTGCGCCTTCTACGCTGGATAACTACGAGCCAGCAAATCAGGATGCAGCGCGCTGCCTGAAGCTTTGCAAAGCCTACGCAGCAAAATGGGCTGATCGTCGCAAGCAGGGTGGCGGGATGGTCATGTGCGGCAAGCCTGGCACCGGTAAAAATCACCTTGCCTTGGCAATCGCTAAGCACGTAATCAACGAACATCAGCACTCAGCCATGTTCACTACGGCTTTACGTGTCGCCCGGGCGTTCAAATCAACATGGGGCAAGAACGCCGAGCGGACCGAATACGAGGTCATCAGCGCCTACACGGATCCAGACCTGCTTATCATCGATGAAGTGGGAGTTCAATTCGGCAGCGAGGCAGAAAAGCTGATTCTGTTCGAGGTGATTAACACCCGATACGAGCAGATGAAGCCAACGATTCTCATCAGTAACCTGCCGCTGGAAGAGCTGACAGCCTTCATCGGTGAGCGCGTAATCGACCGTATGAACGATGGCGGCGGCTGCACACTCGCCTTCACCTGGGAATCCTATCGCTCACGGGGTGCAGCAAGACAGATTTCAACTCAATAACGCACGTTGTTGCCCGCAAGCCGCACCAATGTTGTGAGTGTCGAGGGATTATTGCTCCGAAGGATACCTACGAGCGTGTAGCCGCCACCTATGACGGCACCTTCAGCACATTCAAGACCTGCAAGGACTGTGAAAAAGCTCGGGACTGGCTGCTTAATGAAACTGACTGGCATCACGATGTAGATGGCGACGGCCACTCCTATTTCATTGAGCACCTCAGCGAGCATTTGACGGAGCAAGCGCAAGAGGGAGACAAGAAGTACTCCTTCAGAGCTTACCGCTTAGTGGCATTGATGGGCCGCCGCCGCAAGGCATGGGCAGAGGTGTATAACGCAGAAACGGTCAGGATTCGCGACCGCGTTATAGGGGGTGCTGCATGACACAGGTAACTCAACTGGTAATCACACCACCGCTGATGCTTCAGGCTCGCAACCTGCAGCTGGCAATCATCGACCTTGCTAAGAAGCGCAACCTGAAGCCGGAGCAATTCCAGGCGCACCTGAACGCTATCGACATGCTGGCGCGTGAAGCGCATGACCTGATAGTCGATGCTGAGTTCGAGCAGCAGGAAACAAGGAGTAGCCAATGAACAAGCTAACCACTGATAAGTGCAGAGAACAGTTTGAAGAATGGGCATCAACGGAATTTGATACTCGGTTGCTTAAATTTCACGACGGCGAATACAAAAGCCAAGCCCTGCATCGCATGTGGCTCGCGTGGCAGGCTTCACGACAAGCCCTTGAGATTGCACTTCCCATACTGGAGCAGCAGGAGCGGGGTGAGTGGATTGATTGGGCAGGGGAAGGCAAAGCACCAGTAGAGTTCGGGCTTGTGGTTGACCTTAAACTTCGTGATGGCTCGATTACTGCTGGCTATCCATTAGAAGCTTGCAACTGGACTCATTACCAGCGCAATAACAGCTCCGACATCATCGCCTACCGCATCATCCCTGAGCGGGCCACCAATCAGAACGGAGAGCAGTGATATGAAGATACCAATTCCCGGAAGATATGGCGGATGGTGGTTAGGCGTCAGTTGGAATAAGAAATCAAAATGGGGATACTTCTCACTATGGCATGACGGCCCGATGCGCGCTTTGTGGGTTGGCAAATTATTTATTGAGTGGTGGTGGCGATGAAAAACAACGAAGAGCTGAAAAGAGATGAATTCGAACGGTGGGCGGACTCGAAAGGTTTCGACCTCCTCTTTTTTGATGGCGATTACGATGACCCAGCTACAGCAAATGCTTGGAATTGCTGGCAGGCATCGTGGCTGGCCCGTGGAAAGCAGGATCAAACATGAACAACGTAATCCCCTTAAAACGCTCTGAGCACGTCATATCAGACGCCGAGCTGGATAAGCTGGCTATCGACATCAGCCGGTTCGCTCAGAAGCATGCAGGCACACTCAGCCTGAGCCACGGCATCAGGAAGTTACTCAGCGACGCATTAAAGCGAGACAAACGCGATGGAGACTCAGCGCTACCTGTTGCGTGACAGCAACATCCGACAGAACTGCATCAGCGCCATCCAGCAACTCCCCGCCAATCCCGACAAACCTCTGCAGGTAATCATCCAGGAAGACACCAGAAGCCTTGCGCAGAATCGCATGCTTTGGGCCTGCCTGCATGACGTATCGAACCAGGTTGTCTGGTACGGGAAGAAACTCGATTCTGAGAGCTGGAAACATATTTTCAGCGCCAGCCTGAAAGGGCAGGAGACGGTGCCAGGTATCAATGGCGGCTTTGTGGTTCTGGGTCAGTCAACAAGCAAAATGCGCGTCAGTGAGATGCGAGATTTAATCACCTTAATCCATGCCTTCGGTGCCGAGCATAACGTCAGATTTAGCGACGAATCAGCGCGCGCGGCTGAATGGGCTGGAAGATTCGGGAGTACAGCATGAGCAAATTATCTACAGCAATTTTCGATGTGCTTTCTGATGGCGAATGGCACACCTCCAAAGAAATAACCGACCGTGCCTGTGCAATGGCTTCAGCGAAGCGCAATAACGTTGCCGTCGCCCTGCACGACATGACAGAAACCCACAAGATTAAGCGCCAGCAGTTCGGCAGTACTGACCACGACTACCAGTACCGCATGGGAATAGTCAGCGTTGGATTTGGCAGGAGCTACAACATGGCGATGCTGGATAGCCTGCTTTCAACGGTAAGGGGGCACCATGAAAACGTGGTTCACTCATGACCCTGTAGACACCGGAACCGCCGCTGAACTCCTTTCCCGCTATGCCTCCCGAAATATCAAAACTCAGAAGACACTCTCAGCAGACCCACGCCTGTGGCTGGTGAGCGCACTGCTGCCAGAGTTTCGGGAAGAGCCAAAGCCATCAAAGCAGTATCGAAACCAAATTTGGAGCTGATGATGACAATCAAAGAGCGCTGCTGCCGCTGCCACACAATCCTCACCTCAGAAGACAAATATCACTACGGGGCTAACTGCGAAACGTGTAACGAGGACTACCAGTATGCAGAGTACTTCGACTACTACCCAATTCGTTGTGCCTGGCGATACATCCGCTATCAGGTGCGCTGGCTGTCCAGCATGGCTCACCACGGAGGAAGTTTATTGCTGTGCTGCCTGCGTAGAGTCATGGGTAGAGAACGATCCGAACGGACTGATGGGAGTGGACGATGAGAAAAGTCAGGCGAAGATGTAAGAACGGGCATTGTCGCGAATGGTTTCACCCGGGTTACTCAAATCAAACGTGGTGCTCACCAGAATGCGGAACCGTAATAGCACTGGCAAAGAGAGAGAAGGACCGGCATAAGGCGATACAGGAAGCAGAACGACGGCGAAAAGATGAAGCTCAGCAGGAAAAGCGCCACACCAAAATCCGCAAGTTAGCAGTAAAGCCCCTCAGTCACTTCCATAAGCAAGCCCAGTCAGCCTTCAATGAATATATCCGCACTCGCGATGCCGCCGATCCTTGCATCAGCTGCGGACGATTCCACGAAGGAAAATATGACGCCGGGCATTATCGAACACGCGGCGCTTCACCGGCTACACGCTACGAAGAAACCAACTGCCATAAGCAGTGCGTACCCTGCAACCAGCACCTTTCCGGCAACATCGAAAACTACATGCCAAACCTGATTAAGAAAATCGGGCGGGCTGCTTTCGATCGCCTCATGGGTCCGCATGAGCAGAAGAAGTGGACGCGGGAAGAGCTGCAGGAGCTGGCTGCGCACTACCGGCAGAAAACCAGAGAGCTAATCAAGCAGAGGAGCGAAACACCATGAGTCTTGAAGCAACAGTAAAATATCATTTCCCAAAAACAGCGAGTTTTGCCGGTATGCCGCCTGCAACAGCTTCAGATGCACTATCAGGCACTGACTACATGGCTGCCATGGGAATGACTCAGAGCCGAGCGCCGCTTGGATATGCTGCATTCATGGGAAAAGTTGGAGTGAGCGATAACGACGCCCGACGCGCCGTATCGTTATTAACTGAATATGCCTTGAGTACCTGCGATAAAATTGCCGCCTTACGCAAGCTAGACCCTGATGTTAAACCAGCCGTGATGCAAACTCTCGCAACTTATGCGTACATGGATTACTGCCGCAGCGCTGCCAGCATCAAACCCTGCGAATGCTGCCAGGCGAAAGGGTTCATTGATGCTGACGTGTTCTCCATGAAGTCGCCGCTATCAGGGGGCTACGCCAGAAACGTAAAAGACACGGTTCGGGTACTGTGTAAGCAGTGCGGCGGAAAGGGCGTGGTGTCGTCGTCATGCCGTGACTGTAGCGGTCGAGGGCGAGCGGTAGACCGTAAGCTGACTGAAGAGCAAGGCCTGCCTGTAATGGGCGACTGTAAGCGCTGCTGTGGGCGTGGATATGAGCGCATTCCTGCAGCAGAAGCATTCCGGAATATTTGCGCAATTACGGATGCTATCAGCCTGGCAACATGGGACAGGAGCGGAAAGCCATTCTATGACCAGCTTATCGGCAAGCTGGAAATTGAGGAATCATGGGCTAACTCCTCACTGAATAACGTTACAGGCTGAAGATAACCCACCGTGAGGTGGGTTATTGCTAATCAATTCCCGCCGGGACGTGAATCTGATGAACGTCCGCCACAACGAGAGCCATCTGCTGCAGTATCATTTGCATGTTGGCAGTTGCCAGCAAAAGCTTGTGTAATTGAGCCCAGAGATAAAGCAAGGAAGAGTACTGCTAATGTTTTTTTCAAAGCATGCACCTTTGCACTTTATTAAATTACTGGGTTAGTAACATGTACCGCCAGCATGGTGAGAACCGGTTCCACCGTGTGGATGCGTGCCTTTAGGGCATGCCATAGCTGAGCTTGAGAAAGCAAATACTGCGGTGAGCATTAAAAGAGCTGCAATCTTTTTCATAAATTTACGGCATCCTGAATGTGAGGTTGGTTAGGCTACGGTCACAACAATCTATCAGAACATTCCTATAAATTAATACTGATATATGATCAGTTCTTATGATTTAGTTTTCCTTTAAGGCGCAACTGGAAGTGCAGGCATAAAATCGCCTGTTATTTTATCGTGAGCTATTTACTTTTCAGGAAGCTGGGGATATGATTCTCAACAGTTGAAGTTGCGCGCTGTTGTTTAACGCGATAACTTAATCCAGTCAGTTCCATTGATTTGTGATAGTTAAATAGCCTCGCGACCTCACCAGTCGACGGGGCTTTTTCGTTATCCGCTACAGGGTATAGAGCAGGGAATATCCCTTCCCTAGGATAGGTGTCTCTAACTTCTCCGATAATAAGTCCTACGTTTGATAATTTCGTCAAATATGCACAAATCTTTTGTTGGTACAGCTCCTTGTGCCTATCGTAGCTACTCTGAAAGAGAATCATGGAATCTAATCAGTAAGCGTTCAGATTAATAACCATGGAAAAAGTATCTTATCTTGAGACCTAAAAATCTTAATGCCGGCCAGATAAATTTCTTCAGCATCACTGTCCCTATGCTGACTACAACTACTGCCCATACTACGCACAATCCATAAACTGCCGATGATTTAGCGATTACTCCGAGCTGTTCAGAGCTGAATTGAGGCATTTGGCATTCATCAAGCACTTGTCTGGTCGCAGCAGTTGCAACAGAAGCAGCAAAGGTGCCGCAAAAGCTCACAAAAAATATATAAATCCCGAGAATGATAAATCCTAATAGCTTTTTCATGATCCCTCAGTGCTATGTGAATTATGCGTATTAAACGGTCATGCAACGAAAAACATTAGCATTTAAACATTCCAACTTTTCAGAAGGCTGCCGATAGGCAGCCTTTTTTCGTTTAGCGCCCTCCCAAAATTAAATCTGATAACCCTCATTGCTGTGATGGGGAGGAGCGCTCTTTTCTTCTGACTACCTACAGCACCGCCCGTAATCACGGAGGTGATATGAGTATAGATATGAGCAAACTGGCTTCAGGCGCGGCATACGGCGCATCTGCCGGGACAATCGCCAATGGTCTGCTGACAAGGTTAAGTCCCGATGAATGGAGTGCTGTAGGCGTCCTGGCCGGTATTCTGGTCGCGCTTTTCACGCTCGGCATCAACTGGTATTACAAGCGCAAGGCCACCCTCGCGCAAATCAAAGCCCTTCAGCGCTGGCCCACTGCACCAGACATCAACGAGGAATAACCCATGGCTATGTCAAACAGCCTGCGCAATAAGCTTATTGCTGTCGCGGGTGGCGGAGCTATGGCTATCGCTACGTTATTCCTCGGCGGAAAGGATGGGGTAGAGGGGAGGGTATACGAGCCTTACAAAGATGTGGCTGGCGTGTGGACTGTCTGCGACGGCCATACCGGAACCGACATCATTAAGGGTAAGAGGTACACGGACCGTGAATGTGATCGCCTGCTATGGAATGATCTGCAGCCGGTTAAGAAGTCGGTAGATAGCATGGTCAAAGTGCCGCTGGGCGAATACCAGCGCGCAGCCCTCTACAGTTTCACCTACAACGTTGGCTCTGGGGCGTTCTCCAAATCTTCACTGCTGAAGAAGCTTAATTCTGGCGATGTAGATGGTGCGTGTGAAGAGCTACGACGCTGGATTTACGCTGGCGGCCAGAAGTGGCGGGGATTAATGAACCGTCGCGATATGGAGCGCACGATGTGCCTGGCGGAGAGTGCCGATGACCTCAAAGGCTAAGCTCTTACTGGCACTCGCGCTGCTGGTTATCGTCGCTATCGCCACCTCGACTGCGTTTGCGCTCTACTACCGGGGTAATGCCATTGACTATAAGGCTCAGCGCGATACCGCTACCAGTAACCTGAAGCAGGCCAATGACACCATCACCGATATGCAGACGCGCCAGCGTGACGTGGCCGCACTCGATGAGAAATACACGAAGGAATTAGCCGATGCTAAAGCGACTATCGATCAGCTGCATGCTGATGTTGCTACTGGCAAGCGCCGGTTGCAACTCAACGCCACCTGCGCGAAGCAATCCGCCACCGGCGCCGCCAGCCTGGATGATGCAGCCAGCGCCCGACTTACTGACGCCGCTCAACGGGATTATTTCACCCTCAGAGAGCGAATTGAAGTTGCCGGACAACAAATAGCCGGACTGCAGCAGTACATCAATGAGCAGTGTTTGAGGTAATTATCATAGAGCGTTTTCAAGTAGTGTCCTGATGGTTATCCTCCGGCAAGAGATAAAGGTTAAGGCTTTGAAGGATTGCGAAATTACTAGCTGATGTAGGATAATCTCCTTGCTAAAGGGGGGAATTAAATGGAATGGTTTGATAAGAATGCAGCAGCAATCATTGCAGCTTCCGCAGCTCTATCGGCATCGTTGCTTGCAGGAGTTTTTGCATTACTTGGAGCATGGGCTAATCACATTTTCACAAACAAGCGATTCAAAAACCAGATAGAAATTGATGAACGTAAAGAAAACAAAAAGCTTTACATCGAAAAGGGTGAGGAGCTGCATAGCCTATTGATTAAATGGGGTAATGTCGCATTCGCAAACTTCTTGACGGATCAGGGGTATCTCACAGGAAGGTTAACAAAAGCGCAAAGCCATGAGCTCATGAAAGATAAGTACAATGCTGAGACATTCACTCGTATAAGTACTCTTATTGCAATATATTTTCCTGAATTGAAGTCTGATTTCGAAAAGGTCAGGGACATACCATTACAAGCAAGTAGTTATGTTGACAAGTATGAGGCTAACATATTACCGAAGCAGCAAGCTTGCGACTTGCATAATGGAAAAAGTGCTGCTTTTGATCCTTTGTTAACACATATTAAAGAAACCCTTCAAAAATCCATTTTACGTCATTTGAAAGGGTGATTAGTCTTGAGGCAGATATTTATTTTATTCATTACAGAAGCCACTCCATGAGCGGCTTCGATAATGGTTCAGACTATAAACTCTTGGAACTTTTGTTCGGCCTCTTCAAGATTTGAGCAAACAATATTGCCTTCAATCTTTAGTTGGCTGCCGTCAGCCGATTCCCAAATATTCCCAACGTGATGGTTTATTACGTCGCCGACTTGCAGCTGAACATCACTTGGGGAACGCACTGCAGAGAAGAACCTGCCGCCATCACTTTTAAATAAGTAAGCAATCAGGTGAGCACCTTCGATTTCATGCTTTTTAAGAACTTCATAATGCATTACATCAACCATTCTTCCTCCTTGGAATAAAACATGGCACTCACCGACAAACAAGAAATGTTCTGTCGCGAGTACCAATTATGACTATCAGTTTTTTTGACGATCAAAGCGGATATTAACCTTATGCCCTTTGATGGTTACGTCTTGTTGCTTACCGGGCAAAATGATACCAGACCAGTAAATTGATTGACCATTGATGGCTCGCAGGAAGCGAACAGTATATTCATTATTTTTCTTCGTGACCTGAACTGTTAAGAATTGCACCTCGTCACCCTGCTGGCGAGATGACGTTTGCGGCACGATCAAGCCTAATCCTTGGGTCATAAAGCGCACACCATCAATCGTTACCGATACCCAAAAGGATTCATAGGGGTCAGCACAATCTTTGACAGTCTGCTTAGGTTCCCCAAAGGCTTCAAAAGTAACGGTTGAACATAGATCGCTATTAGCCAGAGCGGGGTAAGAGAGACCCAAGAGGATAAGCGCAAATGCATTGGCGGATGTTCGTATGTTCATAGTCACCATGATTGAAAAGAGTTTTAAGAATACATCGGCCTTATCTATAAAAACTTGATTGGAAATATTGAAAATGGCATCTCCAGATTGGGAGGCCATCGAGTCGGCCTACCGGGCCCAATTTGGACAATCACAAAAACTAGGATTCGTCAGTTGTATCTAGGATGTCCTGCCGTAACTGAGTTAACCTTTCCTTAATACTTAGACCTCCATTTTTATTTGGACTATACGTGGTTTGAATGACGTCTAATGGGCTGCTTTCAATCAGAACGTTTCGTATTGCAGTGCTAACTCCTTTAGCCTGTGGCACCCATAAAGCGACGTCCGCCTCATAGTTAAAAGGCTTTGACGTAGAAAATGCTGGTCTTGTCATGTTGCTACTGCCGATTAAAGAGAATACTGGTCCGTTTTTAGTGCTAGCTATAAACACCTTCGCATGCCACTTGTCACCCCGTACCTTTCTGATTGTGACGTTTGCTCCTGCAGTGATTAGCGCGTTATTGAAATTATCGAAGGACTGCCTCCATGTATGACTATGCACCCCAACAGTTATTACTTTGGCTTTCGAGTTACATAGACTATGTGCAAGGCCACCTTCTAATGAAACGTTATAAGTCGATCTTCTACTTTCCTGAAAGAAACCACTACAAAAGATTACTTCAGTAAGATTAGGAAGTTGTATGCCGCTCAGCAGAAGATTTCGAAATATGTTAGGCACCATTTGGTTTCTTAAGATGATCGCGATACTCATAAGGATTCCTGCTTAAATAGGTATGCTTAGTTCATCGGCAAAACAAAACCCTTCTTTATAAGATTTATTTTTAATCCTAAGAACAGTTGTGTTTAATGATAGTTGGAGGCTTGATGTCATGGATACTAGGCCATACCCGCCAGTTAACTTAATCGCTTCCGACAAATGGCAGCCCTACACCACGCTAATCCCTGCGAACGAAGTGCATGAGTGGTTAAACCGACAAATCCTCAGTGATACTGGAAGCATCCACAACCCTGACCACGAACACCTACTTGAGGCTGATTTCTGCTTCATGTGGGCGTCATGCTCATTCGCCAAAAAAGGACGCTATGTTCTCGGCCTGGCGGAACAGGTAATGCTCCGCGCCGGCGGATGGCAGAAAGCAAGAATGGAACAGCAGATGTATGAATGGTTTGGTCGCATACCAAAGTTCATCATCACGCTAGCAGCCGATTACTGCTCACAATGCAGCGACCTCGAATTCTGCGCACTGGTAGAGCATGAGCTTTATCACATAGCACAGGAAGCTGATGAATTTGGCGCACCTAAGTTCACTCGTGACGGACAGCCTAAGCTCTGTATGCGCGGTCATGACGTAGAGGAGTTTGTTGGAGTCGTTCGCCGTTACGGAGCCAGTTCAGATGTGCAGGACATTATCGACGCTGCCAGCCAGCCGGCTGAGGTGGCGAAAATCAACATAGCCAGAGCGTGCGGTACGTGCCTCATGAAGCTGGCATAACGCTTTATTCAGATTGTCATGGAGGTAGCCTGTGGCAGCATTATCGACAGAGGTTAAAGCCTTCATCGTGCAGTCTCTGGCGTGCTTCGAGCCGCCTACAAAAGTCATTGAGCTTGTAAAGGCTGAATTCAACGTTCAGGTATCACGCCAGCAGGTATCTCAATACAGCCCCGGCAATGCGATGGCGGCTAAGTTGAGCCAGAAATGGATAGACCTGTTCGAAAGCACTCGCGCACGTTTCCAGACCGAAATAGCCGATATACCTATAGCGAACAAAGCTTATCGCCTGCGCACGCTCGACAGGATGATGACGAAGGCTGAGGGCATGCGAAACATGGCGCTGGCGGCCACGTTAATCGAGCAGGCTGCAAAAGAGTGTGGTGATGCTTATACCAATAGGCAGAAAGTGGAGCACACCAGCCCTGATGGCAGCATGACGCCCAAGCCTACAGTGATTCAGCTATTACCCGTTGAGCCAAAAACATGAGTGAAGCCGTTCAGCTCCCGATACCTGCCAAGCTTGCTCCACTGTTCACTGCAGTCGGTAAGCGTTATCGCTGTTCACATGGTGGTCGTGGTAGTGCCAAGACGCGTACATTCGCTCTGATGACTGCCGTGAAGGCATATCAGTCAATGATGAATGGTGATAGTGGTGTAATCCTGTGCGCACGCGAATTCATGAACTCACTGGAAGAGTCGAGCATGCAGGAAGTGAAGCAGGCGATCCTGTCGGTGCCGTGGCTGGCTTCCAACTTCGACATTGGTGAGAAGTACATTCGCACTATCGACAAATCGGTTACTTATGTCTTCGCGGGACTCCGGCACAACCTGGATAGCATCAAGTCGAAAGCTCGAATCCTGCTTTGCTGGGTGGATGAAGCAGAATCGGTGAGCGAAATCGCCTGGCAGAAGCTCAGCCCCACGGTACGTGAAGAAGGTTCAGAGATTTGGGTGACATGGAACCCTGAGCGCGACGGCAGCGCCACTGATAAGCGATTCCGCAAAGAGGCTGGCGACGATTGCGTTACCGTGGAGATGAATTACACCGACAACCCTTGGTTTCCCGATGTGCTGGAAGGGGAGCGCCTGAATGACCAGCGCCGACTCGACACGGCAACTTATGCCTGGGTGTGGGAGGGGGCTTATCTCGAAAACTCAGATAAGCAGGTGCTTGCTGGTAAATACCGGATCGCCGAGTTTTCTGACACACTCTGGAATGAAGCGGAGCGCCTGTTCTTCGGAGCAGACTTCGGCTTTGCCAAAGACCCGAACACTCTGGTGCGCTCTTTCATCCTGCACAACAGGCTCTACATCGAGTATGAGGCATATGGGCAACAAACTGAACTCGACCACATGCCAAAGCTTTACGACACAATTCCCGGCGCGCGCGAATGGCCTATTAAGGCTGACTCTGCCCGTCCTGAAACAATCAGCTATCTCAAGCGTCAGGGATTCAAAATCTCAGCAGCTGAGAAGTGGCAGGGCAGCGTTGAGGATGGCATAGCCCACCTTCGCGGCTTTGATGAAATCATCATTCATCCCCGTTGCAAGAACGTGGCGAAAGAGGCCCGCATGTGGTCATACAAAACTGACCGCATAACCGGTGAAGTGCTGCCGAAGTTAGCTGATGGTGATGAGCACTGCTGGGACGGCATTCGTTACGGTCTTGATGGTTACATCAAGCGCAAAGGACAAATGGCCGGAATGATGATTCCTAAAAGGATTATGAATAGATAGGTAAATTAAAGGCCCCCGCTAACTTGCCGATTAGTAAACAAGTCATACCAAAACTAAGGAATGGAAATGCAGGAATGGTTTGTTTATTTTGAAGTTACCTATCCAAATGGGGCTGTTGATAAAAAAGATGTTGTTTGGATACCACCGGCCGTTATGACAGGTAGCGAATCCCTTAAGTTATTTAAAAACAACGCATCTTCAAGTTATCAAGTTCCCATTGAGAACATCATCGTTAAGTCATTCAACAAAATCTAAAACTCAGGCCGCAATTGCGGCCTTTTTTATGCCTTAACCCCACCGACGGACAAACCATGACTGACAAATTAACGCTAGCCGTCAATCACGCGCTGAATGACGTCAGGCTTGCCCGTGCGCGCGCAATGGCATTCAACCCCGGCATGGGGCTGGACGCGAAACGTGAGAGCGCATGGTGCGAATACGGCTTCAAAGAAGACCTGACGTTTGATGACCTGCACAAACTCTATCGTCGCGGCGGTATTGCTCACGGCGCGGTAAATAAGCTGGTATCGAACTGCTGGAGAACGAACCCACAGGTTATTGAGGGTGAGCAGTCTGATGACTCTCGGGAGCTTAATGCCTGGGAGAAGGCCAGCAATCAGGTATTCACCCACCGATTCTGGCGTGCATTTGCTGAAGCAGATAAGCGTCGATTGGTTGGCCGCTGGGCTGGCATCCTGCTCCACGTTAAAGACAGCAAAAAATGGGAAGAGCCAGTTGTCAAAGGAAAGGCGCTGCAGAAGATTACGCCCGTATGGGCCAGCGCACTAAAAGTTGGCAGCCGTGACAATTCAGGTGCCATAACCATGTGGCAGTACACTGAATCGCTTACAGATGGCAGCACGGCGCAGCGCAACATTCACCCCGACCGCGTGCTGATTATCGGCGACATGTCAGAGGATGCGATCGGATTTCTTGAACCGGGGTACAACGCCTGCGTCAGCCTGGAGAAAGTTGAGGGTGGTTCGGGCGAGTCATTCCTGAAGAACGCAGCTCGTCAGCAGAATATTAACTTCGACAAAGAGGTCGACTTTAACAATCTGGCCTCAATGTACGGCGTGACGGTTGATGAGCTACAGGAGCGATATAACGAAGCTGCCAGAGAGATTAACCGCGGCAATGACACGCTGCTAATTACGCAGGGCGCGCAGGTCACCTCAATGGTCAATGCGGTATCTGACCCGTCACCGACCTATGACGTCAATCTGAAGACATTCAGCGCCTCTGTAGACATGCCGTCGCGCATCATTGTTGGCAATCAGTCTGGCGAGCGAGCCAGCACGGAAGACCAGATTTACTTCAATGGTCGCTGTCAGTCACGCCGCGGTGACCTGTCATTCGATGCTGAAGACATGGTCGATAAACTCACTGACCTGCAGATCATCAAGCTAGTTGGCAAGTTCAGCATCGTCTGGGATGAGCTGAACGAGCAGTCTTCATCAGACAAGCTGGATAGTGCGGTGAAGATGAGCAACATCAACCAGACATCTCTGGCCTCTGGCGAGCAGGTTTTTACGGTTGACGAGATTCGTGTGGCTGCAGGTTATGAACCAGGCGGTGGTGAGCCATTACCAGAGGATGAGGAAGGTGGCGAAACTAAAGAAGAAGCCGAAGCCAGCAATCCTGCCCGGCAACAAGCTTGACCCGACCGGCGCTGACCGGCTTGAGCGCGGCGCAATGCGCGAATACGGCAGGCGACTTAAGCAAATACGTGCGCGATACATCGAACTCCTCAACCGCATCCCGGCAGAGCCAGCAGTAAACCAGCGTTACACCTTCCAGTTAGACCCGACCATGCTTTCGATGCTGTTGCAGAACGGCGATTCACTCGTTGATGAAATTCTGCTGCAGGGCGGCGAGTTCAATCCGTGGCTTTTTCAGGATTACGTGTCGCCCTCGTATCGGCGAGGAACGGCGCAGGAGTTTGCCAACCTTGCACAGCAGTCGGCAGCCTATGAGGCATATCGCGGAAGCATTCAGGAAATCCTTCTTAGTGATGCATACCAAAGCCGTCTGGTTCTGGTTAGAGCGCGCACGTTTGAAGAGATGAAAGGCCTGTCGGCTGACGTGAAGCAGAATCTGTCACGGGTACTGACTGATGGGGTTGGCCGCGGGCAGAACCCGAGAGAAGTCGCCAGGCGCATTCGTGACCAGATAGGCATTGAACAGGGCCGGGCTAATCGCATTGCCAGAACGGAAATAACCACAGCCCTCCGGCGTGCCAGATGGGATGAGCACGACTCAGCCAAAGACGATTTGGGCCTGAACGTCATGCTGCTTCACCTGTCTGCCCTGAGCGCCACAACGCGCCGGACGCACGCACTACGCCACGGCAATCTCTACACATCAGAAGATGTCCGCGACTGGTACAGCATCAACGGCAATGCGATCAACTGCAAATGCTCTCAGGTCACTGTGCTGGTTGATGATAAGGGCATGCCGCTCAATTCCTCCGTCATCGATATCGCCAAAAAAGAGTTTACCCAGACTTGGGGCAAGCGCATGGCAACCAATAAATCACATCACTGCTGCGACCATAAGCACGCGGCCTAATCGAGAGATAACCATGACTATGCAGGTCAACGTCACCACCAGGGTGAACAGTCAGGCTATTCGCCGGAAAACGTACAACGGCCGGCCGCATCTGGTGCTGCCGAGCTACACACTGCCAGCCAACGTTGTGATGAACGGCGGCCTGTATCCGGCATCTGAAATCGACGCTCACTATCAGGGGCTCGAAGGCACTCTGGCACCGCTCGGTCACCCGACTGTAGACGGCCAGTTTGTTTCAGCTTTCTCCCCGGAAGGTATCAATGCCGGTCACATCGGCGCATGGAATCGCAACGTTAAGAAGTCCGGCAATCGCGTTTATGCGGAGAAGTGGGTTGATACAACCGTTGCTAACCAGAGCGAAGGTGGTCGTGAGCTGCTTGAGCGTGTTGCCGCTATCGAGCGTGGTGAAGACGTTCCGCCAATCCACACTAGCGTAGCCGTATTCCTTGACCAGCTGGAAGCCAGCGCTGAGCAGAAGGCGCAGGGCATTGAGTGGGTCGCCAAAATCAATGCAATGGACCATGACGCCATTCTGCTGCATGAGGTTGGAGCTGCTCAGCCAGAGCAGGGCGTTGGCCTGATGGTTAATGCTGACCAGGCTAAGACTCTCAACGCCAATTCGGGCGCGCTGATTGGCGAATCATACCGTGAGCGCGAGCGACGTCTTGAGCAGGCTGCGCGCGATAAGTTTGCAACCGGCCCGGATGATTACGCGTGGATTGCTGACTTCACGGATTCGCAGGCAATTGTCATCCGTAACGGGGGCGATGCGCAGGTTTATGGTTACGCCACCGAAGGCGGCAAAATCACCTTTGACGATACCGGCTCAAAAGTAGCGCGTCAGGAGTCGTGGGTCGCCATCGTAGCCAATAAAGTTAAATCCCTTTTCACACCGCAGGATGCTCCTGCAGCAAACCACCAAACGGAGGGCGATATGCCTTTAACCAAAGAAGAACTGGAACAGATCGGCACTATCGTCAGCGGCGCAATCGCTGCGAACAACGAGGCGTCACTGAAGCCAATTACCGAAGCGCTGGCAGGCATTCAGGCCAATCAGAAAACACTTTCCGACTCCCTGACCGCTAACTCCCGCGCTGAAGAGCAAACCAAGCGTGATGCTGTCGCCGCAGTACATGGCGAAATCGTGGCAAACGCATTGTCAGGTGAAGCGCTGGAAGCGATGTTCAAATCACTTGGCGAAGCTGCCCCGCTGGGCACCAACTCTGCCAAAAACCCGCCTGTGACCGGCGCACCCGATCCGGCAACTTACTTCGGAGGTGCTGCGTAATGGCACGTTATCGTCGCGTTAACATCGACGGTCAGTCTCTGTACAAGACCGAAACCCGTGTTACTGCTGCAGCTCTGCTGCCCGGTACTGCGGCTGTCATCAACGGCGACAATGAGTTTGCGCAGGCTACCGCGCTGGCTGGTCGTCTCTACATCATTGATGTTGCTTACCATCAGGGCCTGAAAATCACCGAAGCAGTTCCGGCTGGCGATTCAGCAGTGGGTAACTACGTCGAAGAAGGGCGTGAGCTGGCTCTGCTGTGTGTCCCTGGCACCTACGGCAAAGACGACCCGATCAAACTCGGCACGAATGGTCAGTTCACCAAAGCGACATCTGATACCGATTCGGTTATCGGCTACAGCCAGGATGAAGCGACTATCGCCGCAGGCTCTACCGACTTTATCCGCGTGCGCATGCGCGTCGGCACCGTTGCCGCAGCTGCTGGCGCTTAATCAGGAGAATAAGAATGTATTTTACCGCTGAAACACTGGCTGCTAACAGCCGACTGCGCGGACACTGGAGCGAGCTGTGGGCGAACCGTGACATCTTCAATGCTCAGCACGACATGATGGTTAACGCGTTTCGTACGCGCATGACGCATGACATGCTGGCAGCGAATGCCATCGGCGGCTTTACCCGCGAGTTCTGGGCTGAGATTGACCGCCAGATTATCCAGATGCGCGATCAGGAAGATGGTATGGAAATTATCAACGACCTGATGGGCGTGCAGACCGTTCTTCCGATCGGCAAGACTGCGAAGATGTATAACGTATCAGGCGATATCGCAGATGACGTATCCATCAGCATTGATGGACAGGCACCATATTCTTTCGACCACACCGATTACGATGGCGATGGCGACCCGATCCCGGTGTTTACAGCGGGCTATGGTGTCAACTGGCGTCATGCCGCTGGCCTAAGCACTGTCGGTATCGATCTGGCGCTTGATTCTCAGGCTGCCAAGCTGCGCAAGTTCCATAAAAAGCGCGTTGATTACTACCTTAATGGTAGTGACGCAATCTCTGTCGATGGCATGAAAGGTCAGGGCATCCGTAACCATCGAAACACATCCAAGATCAACCTTGGCAGTGGTGCTGGCGGCGCAAACATCGATCTTACCACAGCTACCCCGGCTCAGATGCTGGCCTTCTTTGGTCCAACTGGTGCCTTTGGTCTCAATGCTCGCCGGAACAAAGTGGCTGCCTATGACAAGCTGTGGGTGAGTGCTGAAATCTGGGCGAACATGTCCAAGCCTTACACCATCGAAGTTGGCAGCGGCTCTAACGCCTTTGTAAGCGGCACCGTGCTGGATGCGATCGCGAAGTTCATTCCGGCCAGAGAAATCACGCCGACCTTCGCACTAACCGGTAATGAATTCTTCGGCTACCAGCGCCGTCAGGACGTCATTTCTCCGCTGGTTGGTATGGCTGTTGGTACTGTTCCGATGCCGCGCCCGATGCCGCAGAGCAATTACAACTTCCAGATCATGTCTGCTGAAGGCTTGCAGATTAAGAAGGACGGCGAAGGCCTGTCCGGCGTGGTCTACGGCGCTAACCTCGCATAAGGAGCAATCATGGCTGAGAAATACGAAGTAATTAAGCCGTGGCACGGCGTGGCAACGGGTGATGTGGTGCAGCTGGAAAAGGTTCATCCATCGCTGAAATCTCACGTACGCAAGATTTCGGAAAAAGCTACTGCCCAGCTGGTACCGGCTACGCCAGATGGCACCTCCGATAAGCAAGTGCGTAAAGAGAAAATCGCAGCACGCCTGACGGAGTTGGGGGTCGAGTTCAAAGGCACCTTAGGCGCTGACAAGCTGGCAGAGCTGCTGCCAGAAGGTGAGCTGGAAAAGCTTTTCCCATCTGCTGAATAACGACCGCCGCGCTGGCGGTTTTTTTATGCCCTGTTCCGGCAGGGCTGAGAGGTATTCATGGTTACCCAGGAGCAGGCAAAAGAGTATCTGGTGAGCCAGGGTATTACGCTGCCAGATTTCATTCTCACGGCGCTTGTTGAGCAGGCAAAGAGCATTCAGGAATGTCTGGATGCTAACTACCCGCCAGCTACTGCGTTACTCATTCAGATGTACCTGTTAGGACTGATGGGGCTGGGGCAGGGCGATAAATATATCAGCTCTCAATCAGCCCCGTCTGGCGCGTCGAGGTCATTCCGATACGGCTCATTTGCAGATCGCTGGAAGGGCTCGCTTGGGCTTTTGCGTGGTCTGGATAAAAACGGATGCGCTACCGCTCTGATCCCTCCAGACCCAACGCAGCAGGCATTTGCAGGTATCTGGATCGCAAAAGGCGGATGCATGTGTGGTGATAAGCGATGAGCTGGCTACCTGCAACACAACCGCCCAAGGCATTCAGGCGGGTATGGGTGAAAACCAACAAAGGTGAACAGACTACCGGATACGTTAACGAGGCTGGCGAGTGGCGGATTAACTGCCCTCGCATCGCTGCTGAAAAGCCAACTGTAATCAGCTGGAGGAAGTGACATGTCATCTCTAGCCAGTTGGTCATACACGGCTCAGGCGACTATCTGGAAGCCTTTAGGTCTGGATGAATATGGCGATTCTCTTGGCTGGTCTGAGCCGCTCGTGATTGCCTGCGATTATCAGGGTGGGCTCAGTAAGCGGTTAGGTGCCATAGGCGGCGAGAAGGTAGTTAAGAACACCATCTGGACGGAGTACGCGCTGGCAGATACCGGTGATTACATCCTGATTGGGGTATCTACCAATCCTGACCCAATTGATGCGGGTGCTGATGAGGTGATGCAGGCAATTCGCTATGCAGACACCTTTGAGCGGCTGACTGATGATTACGCGATTCTGACTGGAGGCTGATATGGGTGTGAAAGTAAAAGGCATCCGTCAGGCTCAGCAAAACCTCAACGCACTGATTGGCGACATTCAGGGCCGGAAGGCAGTCAGGGCACTGCAGAGCGCATTAATCATCGGTTCATCACAGGCGGCACTGTACACTCCCATCGACACCTCCACGCTCATCAATAGCCAGTATCGCGAACTCGACATTAAAGGAACGAGACTGACCGGGCGGGTTGGCTACTCGGCTAACTATGCGGTTTATGTTCACGATCCGAACGTGCCGCAGACATTCCGCAGGGCAACAGCTCAGAAGGAGTTTTTGACCAAAGGCTTCGAGGACACTCGCGACCTCATCGACCGCACCATTAAAAAGGAGATGAGCTTGTGAATCCTCCGATGCATCAGCGCGTTAAAAATCTTCTTATCGGTGCGGACCTGACTTCCGGATACACCGTTCAGTCCCTCATCTGGACTGATACGGGTGACCTGAAGCAGAGGTTCATCGTGTTTCGGCCCAATGGCGGCACTCCGGTAGACAGAGATATCGGCTCTGACCATTACGTGCTGGTTGACCTAATTACCGGTAAGTCTGCAGGCGATTACGCAAAGTCAGAGTCTGACGTGCAGGCCATCATCGACTACGTGCAGCTAAACCCCATCAGCGACCCCTGTGTCGGCCAAATCACCAATATGGGTGGCATTCCATCACCAGTCCCCACGGCAGAGGGGCGTATGGTCTGGCGCCTGCAATTTGCCTGCTCTTACGGCGAAAGTTAATAAAAAGAGGAATTACCCATGGCAGAAAATTGCCCAACGGACAACACAAAGTTGTTTGGCCGCGCCATTGTGCTCGAAGTAGCTGATGGTTGCGCCGATGCAGTACCGCAGGAGTCAGAGTGGAAGGCTCTGGCTGCAGGCACAAGTAAAGGCTTCGACTTCTCGCCCAACAGCGTGACCTCAGATGCTGATGACACCAAAGGCTACGTAGAGAACATCGTCACTAACGCTGACTTCACCATTTCATTTGAGGGTGAGGTGCGCCGCAACGATAAGCTGGATCAGTATGGCGTTGGTCGCCTGATTAAGTATTTCAACACTGAGATTCAGGCAGCACGCCAGCCCACTCTGTGGGTCCGCATGGAGTTCGGTCCTGTAACGTTCATGGGCTACATGCTGATCAACGCATTAAGCTCTGACGGCGGCACTAACGACATCATCACCTTCTCCACGGAGTTCAAGGTGGCGGCAGCCGATACCATTCAGGTGGTAGATACCGATGACAGCGTTCCTGCTACAGGCGTTACCGTGACTCCAGCGACTACCTCAGTCGTAGTTGGTGCAACTCGCCAGCTGACCGGCACTGTGTTGCCTGCAGATGCAACTGACAAATCCGGCACATGGACCACCTCAGATGCTACGAAAGCAACCGTCAGCAGCACCGGTCTGGTTACTGGTGTGGCCGCCGGCACCGCGACGATCACCTTCAAGTCAAATGATGGCAATTTCACTGGCACCACAGCAGTAACGGTTACTGCTTCGTAACCATTCCAAAGGGCTGGGTTCAGCCCTTGATAATGATTATGGAGATCACATGACGCCGTATAAAGAGATTGGTGAGTGCCTCATTACGGTCGGTGAAGATGAATATTTCTTCCGTCCGTCATTCGCAGCAATGAGCCGAATCGGTGAGCCGCAAGAGATTGTTCAGGCATTTGCAGATCTGCACAGCGATGAGCTGACGCCGCTTATTGAACGTGCAACAGCGGCATATGGACGCGTACCCGCCTGGCTAATCGAGCATATCCGCAGCAGCAGTTACGGCAAGAGGGCGCTTATGGCTGCCATGACCGTGATGGAAGCATGCTGCGAAAGTGATTTATCGGCGCTTATCGGTGAGTTCCGTCCGGCTAGAGCGAAGGGAAGGCCATTTAAGCGACGCATGGGCCTGATGGGTGATTTTGAACTGCTGTTAATCGCTCAGTCCCTAATCACGCATGGCATCATCGGTAAGGCAAAGGTTCGCCAGCTACAGCGGCATGAAAGCGGCAAAGCGACGACAGAGTTCAACGCCTTTGACTACGTCAGTGCAGCCCGCAATCACTTCAACATGACCCGCTCAGAAGCAGAGCAGCTAACGATGACTGAGTTCCAGCACATGCTTGCAGCTAAATATCCTGACCAGAAGGGGTTCACGCGGGAAGAGTACGACAGCGTGGCTGATGACTATCTGGCTAAGAAAGCCAGGCGCCTGGCGAAGGCCGCATAGTAGATTCCCGTCCGCTTTCTTGCTTCCCATTGCATCAGATCCGCTTTAGGATTATCGCCATACTTACTTATGGGGATAGGGATATGAAGAAGCTTGTAATTCTGGTTTTTTCCATGATGCCGCTTGGGGCTTTTGCTGCGGATACTTTTAATTGTATCTACTCAAAGGCGGCTGTAAACAACGGCAAAATGGGGCCAATGATAGGCAGGGAAAACGCAAAGGTTGAAGTAGATAATGGTGCAATGAAGGTTTATAGACCTAATGGCACTTATCTCTTGAGCCCGCAAATGAAAGACGACCTGAAAACGGTCTGGAGAGCTTCAGATGCAAGTAAATCATATGTTATGAGTCAAGATTTCAAGAGCTTTGCAGTTTCGGACACCATAGCGAAATCCACAGAACAGTGGGCTGAATGCTCTTTACAAAATTTGCACGGCGCCACTTCAGAGGAGAGCATAAATCCAAAGCAGTGGGAAAAGAGAAGCATTACTCAAGCAGAAAGAAACCTCGTTGAGCAGGCAGTTAGAGATCGTTTAAAAGATCCAGATAGCGCCAAATTTAAGCACTCATATTATGTTTCAAATGGGAAAGGGGCCTACTGCGGGCTTGTTAACTCTAAAAACTCCTATGGTGGCTATGTAGGTGACTCCCCATTTATGGCAATGATTACGCGTGATAAAAAAGGCAAACCTACGGGAGCAGGAATAATAGCTTTGGGCGGCAGTGATACTGATGCGCAAGCGACCATAATGACCTGCAGGGATAACGGTTACTTCTAATCGAAATTAACATCACAAAACCTCGCCATGGCGGGGTTTTTTTATGCCCGGAGAAATGCTAATGGCAGGCGAGCAGCAGGTTGGCAACATCGTTTACGAGATTGAAATGAATGTCGCCAGGCTTATCGAAGGGCAGCGGCAGGTAAATGATCGATTAAACAAATTAGACCAAGGCTTCAATAGCACAGCCAAATCAGTTGGGAATGCAGAAAAGTCATTTGCCTCATTGACTAAAGTCGCCTCAGCTTTAGCTGCTGCCATTTCCGTACAGCAGATTGCCGAATATGGCAATGCATGGGTGACGGTGAACAACAAGCTGGCCAACTCCGTCCGTGCCAATGAGCAGCTTGCGGATGTTACACAGCGAGTCTTCGATATTTCTCAGGATACAAGGTCGAGCCTGGAAGCAACGGCAACCCTCTATGGGCGCCTTGAGCGCTCAACAAGGTCCGCAGGAACCAGCACGGCCGACCTGATTAAGCTTACGACGACCATTAACAAAGGGCTTGCCGTATCTGGTGCAACCACGGAAGAAGCCAGCTCTACCATGACGCAGTTGTCTCAGGCACTGGCGTCCGGTGTTCTGCGCGGGGAGGAGTTCAACTCAATCTCTGAAAACGGCAGTCGCCTGGCTGTTGCTTTGGCTGACTCACTGGGAGTGACTATTGGTCAGCTGCGTGGCATGGCTGCACAGGGGAAACTGACTACCGAGGTAGTGGTCAATGGCCTGCTGAAGCAAAGTGATGCCATTGCGAAGGAATTTGCCAATACCGCATTGACCATGGGGCAGGCATTCACAGTTGCCACAAATAACATCACTAAATTTGTCGGCGAAAGTTCCAGCGTCAGCACGTCAATCAAGATTTTTAACCAGGGCGTCATTTCTTTAAGTGAGAATCTGGATGTGGTTGCTAATGTGGTTGCTACCGCAGCAGTAATTTTTGGCGGCAGGTTTACTGGCGCGCTTGCAATGGCAACCAAAGCAAGAGTGGATGACGCATTGGCCGCCAGAGCTCAGGCAGTTGCAACAGCACAATCAACAGCAGCCACCGCCACAGCGGCTGGAGTAGTTGCCCGCAAAGCGCTGTTGGATAAAGAAGCCGCTCTGTCTTCGCTTGCACTTGCACAGGCTGAGTACAACGTTGCCAAAGGTTCTTCTGCTGAGGGCTTTGCCCTGCAAAACCTTAATTCCGTAAAATCAGTGGCTATCCAGCGATCTGCCGCATATGCAGAAGCCCAGATTGCGCAAGCTTCCGCAACGCGAACAGCAACAGCTGCAGCAGTGACTGCAACAGCCACGATTAAGTCTCTTGCCAGTGGCGCGCTAGCCCTTATCGGCGGCCCGGTTGGAGCGGCCGTAATAGCAGCTGCTGGTATCTTCTACTTCTATCAAAAGATGCAGCAGGCGCGGCAGGAAAGCATCGATTTTGCTGACAAGCTCGATGGCGTCATTGCCAAAATGAAAAGCATGAGCCAGGTTCAGCTTGCTGCTGAAATCGACAACGCCAGCAAATCAATCCGTGCTCAAGCTGACGCCTTAAAAGACACCCAATCCACGCTTGAGGCTAACGAGCTTCAGCAGTCTCGACTCCGTCGCACTCTCGGATATCTTGAAGAGGGAAGCCTTCTTTATAAAGTCACGCTCTCTGAGTTGGCTGATGTTCAGAGTGAGCATACCCAGTTGCTGGCGCAGAACGAGTCAGCACAAGAAAAGCTCAGCCAGACTGTCAGCAAAACCGGCATTCTCCGCGCTCAGATGAATGGCACCTTTGCCCAAGGGATCGAGTTACTAAAACGTGACGGTGACGCTACTGGAGTTGCTACCGGGTTGATGAATCAGTTCGGTCATGCAATCGACTTCGCCAGTCGTGCAAAGGATAAGTTCAACTCTACCAGTCTGGAAATACCCCGCAGCGATAAAGCTGATGCATACAACAAAGATCTTGAAGATGAAAACACACTGCTTGCCATCACCGACAAGCGCTTACGTGCGGTCACTAAAGCCCGCATGGAGGCCGGAGACAAAGGCGGCAACCAGAATCAGGTAAATGCAGCGGGCCAGTTGGCTGGCGCTCAGTACGACCTTCAGGCTGCAGAAGCAGCCAGGAACAAAGAAACGAAGGAAGGCCTGGCTGCCGGTAAGAAAGCCGAGACTCAGGCAGAATCAATAGCGCAGAAGCTGGCTAATCTGAAGCAGCAGTCAGAGCTGGCTGGCGACTCAACGCGTGAACTCAGCAGAGAGCAGGCAATTCTCACCGCTCAACAGTCACTGGGTAGTGCGGCAACGCAGAACGATATCAAACTTGCCGGGCAGTATGCCGCAGCTAAGTGGGATACCGGCAACGCAATTCGGGCGCAGGCAGCAGCTGAAAAGCTTCTCCCTGAAGCCAAGGAGGATGCCAGCTATAAGCAGGATGTAGCTGATCTTCAGACTGCATTGTCAGCGAAAAAGATTAGCCAGCAGCAGTACAACGCCACATCAGAGCAGCTCGAGGCGCAACACCAGGTCAACCTTGCAAAGATCCGTGCCGAGACAGACGCAGGAGTTTCGCCTCTTCAGGATGCACAAGGAGCCATAGATCCGGTTCAGGCTCTCGCAAACGATAACGCGCGAAAACTGGCATTAATTCAGGAGTTCGAAACCGATAAAGGCAACATTACTGCTAACGGGCTGGCATTGATGAACGCAGCCAATATGGAATACGAGCAAGCTCGCATTGATGCCGCGTGGACGATATGGCAAAACCAGAGCCAGGCCAATCAGATGCTGGGCGATGCAATCGACTCACTTCAGGGCGGAGCAACAAATGCGATCACTGGCCTTCTTAATGGGACACAAAGCCTGGCTGAGTCGTTCGCTAACATTGGGACGACTATCCTGAACAGCGTCGTGACTGGCCTTGTGGAAATGGGCCTGCAGTACGTCAAAAACATGATTATGGGGCAGGCGGCTGCAACAGCTGCTTTGGCATCAACTGCAGCTCAGGCAACAGCAGCTACCGCAGCATGGGCTCCTGCAGCCATGAGCGCGTCAATAGCAACACTAGGCAGCGCTTCAGCGGTGGGTACTACCGCCTATACCACAGCATTAGCGGCATCAAAGGGACTGGCAACAGCTGGCGCTCGTGAGCACGGCGGCCCAGTCAACGCCAGCAGCATGTACCGGGTAGGTGAAGGCGGTAAGCCTGAAATCTTCAAAGCCAGCAATGGCAGCCAGTACATGATCCCCGGCGACAATGGTTCGGTAATCAGCAACCGAGATATTGGCGGAGGGGGCAGTGCCGGCGGCGGTAACATCTTTAATGTCGCCTTCAATATTGAAACAACGAACGGCATAGATGAAGCTACGATGAATAAAATGGTCGGCATGATGAAGCAGGTTGCACTTTATCAAATGAAAGACCAGAGCACTCGACCAGGCGGCATGCTACAGGCAAGAAAAAAATAAGCGGCTCTCAGGCCGCTTATGGTTAATCAGTTTTCCCTGTGCCAATTTTAACCATTTCCTGAACCTTCAGATGCATCTCCTCCATGTAGGATTTAATTTCATCAGAAATCTCGGCTTCGGCAGGAAGTGCTGATGCTGCAGTTACTAAATTTTCAAGTCTCTTTTTCTGCTCATCAGAAAGAACGGAAATGATGAACTGGATAGCTGTATGCGCTGCCATTGTGTCAATCAGTAAACCTTTATTCGAGCTCATATATATTCCATTTTTAGAGTAAGTTTCCCCCTGATTATACACTGGAGCATTTAATGCCAGAAACTTTCACATGGAGCCCTCAAAAGGGCTTCACGGGCGACCGCACGCCTGATGTAGCCGTAGTTAAACTGGGCGATGGTTATGAGCAACGGCAGGTTAAGGGCATCAATCCGTTAATGGGACGGTACCAACTGACGTTCATTGGCTTCGACGATGCCAAATGTTCCCGCCCCAACGCAGCTAAGGCGGCCGATGCTTTCCTGAAGGAGAGAATGGCTGTAGAGGCGTTCTACTGGACACCATCAGATGTCGGCGTGCAGCGGCTGTTTGTATGCCGAGCATGGTCATTAAAGAAAACAGGCAACCAATATGAACTAACGGCAACATTTGAACAGGTAGCGCGTTAAAGAAGATTTGCATCAAGGGGCATTATTTTCTACACCAAACAGTGAAATCACTACTTGTAGCCGAAACTATAAACTCACCATCCCATGAAAACCCGGTACAAATGAAATGGTCCGAAGCAAGTCTGATACAGCCATCTTGATGACCAACCGTTAAAGCATCTTTGTTTTTCGGACACCAGATTAATAATTCAAGAGGCCATTGCGGCGCTACGCGGACTAAGCTTTCCCCATAACGGTTATACATTGGTAAACCGCCACCACATAATCCGGAGATTGAGATATCTTCATGGGATAAAGGGCCAATCCCTTTACAGATAAGGCTCAACGGAGAATACCAATCTGCATGGTCAGAGTAGTCTCTGGCAAGCTTTTCACCATTAATACAGTTGTATACGCTGCGTCCGGAGGATGATACGACTAACAGTAAGTGATTTTGTTTATGGGAAAAGCCAACTTCCGTTAAGCCTCCAACAGCGACATGTAAAACTGGAAGCCATTTCTCTGACGAAGAGGGAATGTTAAGAACTGATTCCACATAACTGTCCGATTTATCTTTTTTGAACAAGCCCAGCATTTTATTCATCACCATAAACTGTCTAATTCTGCAAATTAGCAACAACATTATCATATGTAATTCATACGATACCTTAATTCAAAATATCTCCACCTTGTGGTGGGTTTACTGGAGGATTGCGTGCGCAACATTCCATCAAATCTAATCATCGAAAGCACTGATTCCGGCGTTGGCGCAATGCTCGACTTGTTCGAGGTGGACCTGCAGTCATTCGGCGGCGATGTTGTCCGCTTCCATGCAGGAACCAACGGGTATTACAACGATGTCATCTGGCAGGGGCGCGCTTACTCGGCCTATCCGATAGCCGTGGAGGGGTTCGAAACGAAGTCAGAAGGCACCTATTCGCGCCCGACGATGAAGGTGGCGAACATCACCGGTCTTATCACCGGCATCAACCATGACTTCGACGATGCGCTTGGTGCCGTGGTAACGCGCCGACAAGTGCTTGTGAAGAATCTGGATGCGGTCAACTTCCCTAACGGCAACGCTGATGCCGATCCTACTATGGAGGCCGTATCCCGGTACGTCATTGAGGAGATGGCAGAAGAGACCTTTGAGACCGTGACCTACAACCTGGCGACACCAGTGGACTGCGATAATGCCATCATACCGGCGCGAACCATTCTGGCTGATGTTTGCCAGTGGGTGTACCGCGGCGACGGCTGTGGCTATTCAGGCGGCCCAGTAGCCGATGAAAAGGACAATCCGACCTCTGACATGTCACGCGATAAGTGTTCTAAGCACCTCACCGGCTGTCGCATGCGATTCCCCAAACCTGAACCGCTGCCCTATGGCGGCTATCCCGGCTCTGCCAAGGTGTCCTGATGATTGAAGATGAATGCTTGGTATATGCGGACTTATCCCGTGATGAAGTATGTGGCCTGATTGTTGATGGCGAGCGGTTCATGCGCTGTGATAACCAGCACCCGGACCCGGGGCGAAACTTTCGCATAAGCGATACAGACTGGATGAGAGCGGAAGCGGCGGGAGAAATCACCGCCGTTTTTCATTCCCATCCAGAGCCAAAGCTCGTTCTTTCGGCTGCCGACAGGGTGGCGCAGATATCTACCGGCATTGAATGGTGGCTGGCAAGTGATGGCAGACTTCGAAAGCTCCGGCCGGTACCGCATTTGCTGGGACGCCGGTTTGAACATGGCGTGATGGATTGCTACACGCTTTTCCGGGACGCCTACCATCTGTGCGGCATCGACCTGCCAGACTTCGAGCGCACTAACGGATGGTGGATTAGGGGAGAAAACCTCTACCTGAAAAATATGGCTGCCAATGGATTTTACGAGGTTACTCCGGCCGATATTCTGCCGTGTGACGTAATTATACGGCGCGCCTTCCCTGAGGCAGCCCCCTGCCACGCAATGCTCTGGCTTGGAGATAACACCGTGCTCCATCACGAACTGGCCGGGCGACTCAGCCGCCGCGAACCCTATCGGCAAGCTTATGTAAGCCTGACGCACTCTATATGGAGGCATGAACAATGCTCATCTTTAGATTTGCGGGGAATCTCCGACGACATTTCCGCCAAATCACTCTGAACGTCGATACACCCTCGCAAGGCCTGCGCCTTCTGCTTGCTCAATGTCCCGAATTCAAACGCGATTTCTATAAAACCCGGTTGCGGCTTCGCATTGATGGCGGTGACGTGTCTGCTGATAACCTCGAATTCCACATGAACAGGCACCTTAAAGACGGCGCGACAGTCCTCTTCGTGCCGATTGTGGAGGGGTCAATCAGTGCCGTAGCTGCAGTGTGGATCATGGTGGCCGTCACGGTTGCCTCGGTTGCTTATTCGCTCTATATGACCTCACACATGAAGACGCAAAGCTCAGCAGACCAGGACACAAACTCCATTACCAACAATTCATTCACCAGTGCAGAGAACCGGATCGGGCAGGGCAGGCCGGTTCCGTTACTGATTGGCGAAATGGTGGTTGGAAGTAACGTTATCTCTCTCGGTATTGATACCAGCAACAATCAGGACTGGGATATTTCCATCAGTTAAGGTGAAAGCATGAGCTCAGGCGGCGGTGGCGGTAGCACTCCCAAACTTATCGATGACAACCTCAAATCAAAGCAGTATCTCAAAGTCCTCGATCTCATTTCAGAAGGTCCGATTTACGGACCGGTAGACCAGAACCACCTTTCCTCATTCATGCTGAATAAAACGCCCGTCACTGATGCAGGCGGCAACGTTACGATTAACGGCGTCAGCGTGGCATGGCGTCCGGGCTCTGCAAATCAGTCACCTATCACCGGCTTTGACGCTATTGAAGCGACCACAGTCGTCAACACAGACGTAACCCAGAGTACGCCTCTGGTGCGCACGGTAACCGATACTGACGTGACCCGGGTGCGAATGAACATCGGCGTAACTGGTCTGGTGGAGCAGGATACCAAGGGCAACCAGCACGAAACTGCGGTAACCATGGTCATCGAGACGCGAAATGGAACGGCTAGTTCATGGAATATTCAAAAGACGGTCACAATCAGCGGGAAAATATCAGGCGAGTACCTTGAGGCGCACATCATCGATGCTCCTTTACAAAAGCCCTTTGATATCCGCCTCCGCCGCGTCACGGCTGACAGCTCAAGTGACCTGCTGAGCAATGGCACTATCTGGAACAGCTTTACCGAAATCACCGACGACCGCCTTTCATATCCTTACGCTGCTGTTGCAGGCGCAGTGATTGACCGTGACCAGTACACCGACACGCCTACCCGCACCTATCATCTGCGAGGACTGATTGTTGATGTGCCGGATAACTATGATCCGATCGCCAGAGCATACTCTGGCATCTGGACCGGCGGGTTTAAATCGGCGTGGACTAACAATCCCGCCTGGTTGTTTCGTGCTTTAGTCAAAAACACACGTTACGGACTGGCTAAACGTGCAGGATACATCGATGTTGACGATGGCAGCCTGTATGTTCTTTCTCAGTTCTGCGATCAGCTTGTAGATGATGGCTATGGCGGCAAAGAACCACGATTCACGTTGAATGCCTATATCACTGAGCAATCCAGCGCCCGCGATATTCTCGACAAGATTGCTGGCATGTTCCGCGGCATCGCTCTGTGGGACGGCATGCGCTTCTCAATCATGCTAGACAACCCACAGGACCCGGTGGCGGCCGTAACTAACGCCAGCGTTGTAGACGGGCTGTTTACTTACAGCTCCATGAAGCGTTCAGAGCGATTTAACGCCGTAGTGGTGTCGTGGACCGACCCGAACAACGGTTGGGAACAAGTTAAGGAGTACGTTTCCGATGACCAGATGATTGACCGGTACGGCTACAACGAAACGACGCTGGAAGCCTTCGGTTGCACCTCGCGCGGGCAGGCGTTTCGTGCCGGTAAATGGCTTCTGGAAACCGCTAAGCGTGAAACTAAGAAGGTTACCTTTAAGATGGCGCGCGATGCTATCGCCTTTATGCCGGGTGATGTCATTGAAGTCATGGATAACAAATATGCCTCAACCCGCCTTGGCGGTCGCATTATCTCTCATAGCGGCGCGGTGATAACTGTAGACGCAGATGTTTCATCTCTGGCAGGCGGCGGTGACACAATGTCGCTCATGGGTTCTGACGGCAAGTTTAAACGCTATCAGATCGCATCAGTTTCGGGTCGGGTCATCACGCTGAGAACTCCGCCTAACTGGGTTAAAGACGGAACAATATTTGTTATCTCTACCGGTGAGGTAGCCACGCGTCTGTTTCGGGTTATGGGTATCTCTGAAGACGAAAATAACTCTGTCTACAGCATCTCAGCAACGCTATTCGACCCGAACAAGCAGGCCATCGTGGATGATGGCGCGGTATTCGAAACGCCCAACGATACCCTCAATGGATATCGTGTACCGAACATCGAAAACCTGCGCATTATTAACGTCAACAGCGAGACTGTGCAGGTTACTGCAACGTGGCAGACAGCGACGCTTACCAAGAAGATCGTATTCGAACTCTACGTTTATAACGCAGACGGGAAGGTTGTTGCGCAGTACGAAACAGAACAGTTCCGCTATGACTTCTACGGACTGGACTCTGGTATTTATACGCTTGGCGTACGTGGCCGCAATGAGAACGGTATGAAAGGAACGGAGACTCAGGTAAGCCTGGTGATTGGCGCGCCGTCTGCACCTTCTTTCATTCAATGGACTCCGGGCATCTTCTCAGCCGATATCGTGCCGGTTATGAAAGTATCAGCAACTACAGACACGACATTTGAGTTCTGGTACACGGGTGAAGTGCCAGCCAGTTCAATCGGTGCCGTGGAGACAGAGGCGCAGTTTCTCGGAAGGGCGTCACAGTGGACACTGCACGGCCTTAAGGCTGACCATACCTATTACATGTATGTCAGGACAAAAAACGCGTTTGGCGTCTCGCCTTTCGTTCAGGCATCAGGCCAAGCATCCTCTGACATCCCCGGCATGCTTGATTACATCGATAAAGCGATACGAGAGTCGGAGGCATTCGACCGACTTACTTCGAATATTGATACGAACATTGAAGGCATACTTCAGAATGCCCTCAATCTGGACGCATCTATCGATCACCAGTTCGAGGCTTATGGGCGCAACCGAGCAGATATCATCTCAGTCAGGCAGACTGTAGCCAATAATGACAGCGCCTACGCTCAGAAGTTTGAGCAGATTCAGGCTCAGTCAGACCAGAACACCGCATCCGTGCAGCAGGTATCCAGCGCTTATTCAGACCTCAGCGGCAAGCTGTCTGCTCAATGGGGTGTGAAGGTTCAGGTGGACAGTAACGGTAATAAATATGTTGCCGGCATGCAGCTGGGCGTTGAAGGTAATGGCGGCACAACACAGTCTTTCGCCCTGTTCAGTGCTGATAACTTTGGCATCTACAACACCACCAATGGGACCTATCAGCTCGCATTTACGGCCGTAAATGGTCAGGTCTTTATGCGAGACGCGTTCATTAATTATGCCTCGATTACGCTTGCCAAGGTTGGCTCATGGTATTCGGCAAACTACGTTTCTGGACAGACAGGCACAATCATGAGGTCAGATGGATCATTCGAGCTTAACGGGCCGGTTTCAGGGCAGGGAAGGTTTGTAATCGATAACAGGGGCGCAGCCTGGTATAACGCAAGTGGACAGCTGGTTTGCTCTATGGGGGTCCAAAGGTAATGGCAGGATTTCAGGCTTTTATTAATGGCACCTCATTCGATGCAGTTAATGCCATGTCATACAATTTTATTGCAGATGTGGCGACTGTATCAGGGACTGGAAGCAAAACCTATAATCTAAACGGATTCACCATCAGTGCTGTAATCATAGGAGGAAGAACCTCAGCCGGTTCGAGCCAGATTAATTACATCGTTTCTGTTTCAGGACAAACGGTATCCTGGAGTGATGTCGACATATCCTCAAAATTGATAGTGACGGCGACACCGAACACTACTCTCAGTTATGCAGGCTTTGTATATAATGATTACTCTTCAAATCCTCCAGTATTCAAACTTGCACCAACCTTCACGCCATTTAATCTTGTTCAGGTTATAGATTTGACGCCCGCCTTTGGTCAGGTCGTGCAGACCAATGTTCCCGTCAGCACTCCATTTATAGCTTTTCACAGAAGCCTGGCATCTTCTGGATTTAATCATGTCTGGTGGACAGAGATAAACCAGAATGGCTATTGGGCATTGCAGTTCAGACCTAACTTTGGTTACCAGATGACGGCTACACGCATCTATGTTTTTGCCAAGATGATGGTGAACGTACCTTCTGGTGGCTTCTTCATGTACGACAATGGAAAAATGGTATGGCACAGCAATTGCCTTCCTTTGCAAATGCAGACTGGCTCGACTACAAATGCGGGGCAGCCTGTAGCATCTACCAACGGTGTTTCGGTGGTGGTAAGTCAACCTTTCGATCCCGCTTATCCAAACACAGGCGTAACGCTCTATAACTGCTACAGCGGGGGAGTGAATAGCTCAGGCAACTATGAAGCTAGCGGTGGCGATCTGTTTTCATCCTCTAACTATCAGGTACCACAGGGAAGGCCGCCTAGTTATTCATGCGGCCCTCCAGGATTTATATACTGCAATGTATATGACTCTTACTACAGGCAGGCGCTAGGGGGTTAATCGATCGCATGCTGCCGTATCAGTAAACTGTGATTTGTTTGTCCATGTATAAAAAGGTTTTCCAGCAAGGTACTTGCCATCTTCAATTTTAAAAACTGCAATGTCGTACTTTTGTTTATAAATAACGGCTTCGTTATAGCAAATGGGTGGCGAACTGGATACGCAGGACGAAAGAGTCATTGCAACACAAATGATAGTCATTACCTTTTTCATTTAAATATCCTTTTATGATTGTGTGCTGATTTTAAATCATGCACGGTTTGTGTGATTAAGTGAATTAATAAGATGGATGTATTTATTTTGCTTAATTGAACTAACTGGAAAACATTCCAAATAACACCCGGCCATCGCGCCGGGTTTTTTATTGCCCGGAGAAAGCTATGCCAGCAGGCACTATTGCATTAACCAATAACTCGACGGCTGTAACTGGCTCGGGTACCAGCTTCACAAGTGAGCTTAAAGCGAACGATTTTATCGTCGCTATTGTGGGAGGTGTGACCTATACGCTGGGTGTACAATCAGTTGATTCAGCGACTGATGTCACTCTCATCACAGCTTACAACGGTCCCTCCGCGACAGGTGTGGCATGGACTGCCGTGCCCAATGCGGCACTGGTTGGAATTACGGCGCAGGTGGCTGCGGACGTAGCTAAAGCTATTCGCGGACTGAACCTTGATAAAGCTAACTGGCAGCAGATTTTAACTGGCACTGGTAATGTAACGGTAAATCTTCCGGATGGCTCGTCCTGGTCAGGCCCGAGCTGGGGTTATATGGCGGAACAGTACTCCAGCAAGGCCAATGTCTCTGATGTCCTGACAAGAGCCGATAATCTCGCCAGCCTGACAGATAAAGGCGCGGCTCGAACAAACCTTGGCCTAGCTTATGGCACAGCAGCTGGAACCGCAGCTCAGGGTAATGATGCGAGACTGAATACCGTCAACAACAAGTCTGGCGGGACACTGACGTCAGGCTTGTCTATAAACGGTTCCCTTGGCACATCTGGCACCCTGTCCTTGACTAATGCCACTGCCGATAGTTCAGGCAACGCCTTTACGACCATAAGCCTGGCTGCCGCCGACGCAAGATACAACATCGCCGTTCAGTATTGGTTACTGGCTAATCAGTATCATGCTTTCCGAACAGTGCAGAATGGCGTTGCGACATTTGAAGCACGGGCATCCGGTGCCTGCTATGCTGCATCATTCAACCCGACTTCCGACAGCAGGCTTAAGTTCAACAAATCCTTTGTAAAGAATGCGCTGGTAAATGCCATGACTCTCAGGGGGATGTCATACAACCTACAGGGTGAGCGTAAGGCGGGCGTGATCGCACAGGATGCCGAGAGTTTCATGCCGGAGGCTGTTACTACCGGAGGTTCTCCAATCGTCCTGGAGGACGGTACTATCATCGCTGACCCCAAATCTCTGGATTACAGTGCTGTGGCAGCAGTCCACACCGAAGCACTAAAGGGCCTGGCCGAATTAATGCTGCAGTGTATGGAGGACCCTGATACAGGCGTGGCCGAGCTCAGGAGAGTGGTAGCGGCCATTAACTGCAGTGAAGCTGATAAAAATGCCACAGATATGCGCATGGAATGGGCATTAGTTGAACAGCCAGCAGCGCCAGTAGAGCAGTATATGGAAGCTGACGATACTGTAGATAATGAAAGTAATAAAGACGAGAAAGTAGGCTTCTAAAAAAGCCCGGCGACCGGGCAATGGCTCAGTCGCTCCTGTCTGAGCAGGCTACGGGGTGGGTAATTTGAGGTTAGTCACCCCCAGCCGAAGCCGCCAACCAAAAATCTCCTTTGCCGTCATGCCCTTTACAAATCTGTGGTTCACTTCACCTTGATCAAATCCACCGATCGATATTACTGTTTATCCATACAGTATTTATCAGAGGAGGATTCAGCATGGCAAGAGAGAGCGACATACGCGGCGCATTCATGGCTGCAATTAAAAAAGACTGCAGGGGGCGGCAGATAGTCACTACCGCAGCATTCCAGAAGAACCTGGGCGACGTGAACCACGTGTGGACGCTGGAGGAGTGCAACCGGTGGATACGGTACTATCAGAATTTCTTCTTCGAGCTGGTCACTGAGCAGAGCGAGAACAAGACCTGGGCGCTTCGCAACATGGGATATGTGAGGTAGATATGGGCTTTCCATCACCTGCAAGTGACTACATTGAAAAGCGCATCGACCTGAACGACATCCTGATGCCGCACCGTAATAACATGATTCTGATTGATACGCCTGACGGGTTCGTGCTGGCTGACAAAACGGTGAAGCCAAAACCTGGCGATAAGGTCGCATTCCAGCTTGGCGAATTCCCGCAACTGGGAAGGCTGTTCCGGACGGGCATCATTACTCTGGATGGTGAGACGATCGACGGCGAGGGGCTGGAAGGCATCATTGTGCTGGGGAAGGTGACGGCCGAGGTGATTTCTGTATATGAGCCACTCCGGCCGATAATTTAGCAGTAACGAAAATTTCCCGAACCTCAAACGAAATAACTTGCAAGCGTTTGATCTTAAACGGGTGCATTGGTAAGTATTGCAACCATGAAAAGGGGTGCTTTTGTTATTCAAATTATTGTTAAATAACAGAAAAAACCCTATGTGACGCAAACAGGAATCGTATTCGGTCTTTTTTTGGTTAATGCTATGCTTCGATTAATATATTTTGAATCAATAGGTTAATCTGCTTTCCGCTGTCTTATTTTCAACTCTTCTGCAAGATCCTCTTTCAATATGTCCTCGCCACTTTGCTAATTAACACAAGTTAATATGGGCTTTTTTATCCCTTAGTAAGGGCGATTGTGCAGAAAATCTGCCACCTGTTGCACTCCTGATTAAAGCCCTGCTAAGAGCATAGGGGATGTGTTATACGGCCCATATAATTGAGGTTTATTGAATGCTCGGTGTGCAATGACTCATTAATGACCGCTCTACTTTCCTGTGGCACTATATTAAGTCAGATAAAAATGAGGGAACGAGAATGAATGCAGGAAGCGCAATCGCAGAAACGGGCAGATATTACACATTTCAGTCACCGTTACCGGCCAATGTTTTTTTTGAACTGAGACCGCGTGTGTTGCCACGAAATGCACAGCCTGTGCTGGATGAAACCAGTGGCATGTGCATCGGTTATTCTGTGGCTCAGGCTCCCGGTCTGTGGCAGATATACGACACTCAGGGGCATTTTGTTCGACTTGAAGAGGCTGCTCTCGAAACGCCACTGATTGATCCTATGGACATAGCGCTTCTTGCAATTGGTGCATTTCGCATTTTACGAGCTGGACGGGCATTGCTTGAAGTTGGCACACGAACTGCTGTAAGCGTGAAGCTTAGTCAGGCAACAATAATGTTCCTGCGTGCCAGATTAAAGACAGGTTTATCTGCGCGTAACCTGAAAATGACTGAAACAGCGGCGAGGCATATGCTTGAGCCGGGTCGCTATGTTCCGTTGCATATACAGGAAAAAGCTATCCGCTATGGCAGACGAATGGCCGATCCTCGCAAAGGAGAGGGGATGTATCGTTATGAAATGGAAATGTACAAATTAAGCCGTAAGAAAAACATCACTGAGTATAAGAAATATACTTTAGAGGTTGTGGTAAGAGTGTCAGACTGGACGATAACTCATTTTAAGTATTTTTGATTAACCGACAGGAACGTATGTATGTTTGATATCAGAGATGAAAAATTCGTTTTTGCGGTTTCTGCTTTTGAACGGGTCGTCGATAACGAAGCCGATCCGGTTAATCATCATTGGGACTGGATTAAGTCCTTTGTTGAGTTTTCTGTACCTGGTGTGAAAGTACAGTTTCAGACTGAATTTAGTGTAGGTGAACTGAAACAATTGCGGGAGCAGTTTTCTGCTTACTATCAGGCCGTTGTTGCTCAAAAAGAAATTAAAAATTTTGAATTCCATAGCGAGTTAAACCAGCTAGATATGTTGCTCAGGAAGGCAACAGGTGATGGAGTTGTGGTCATTGCGTATGTTCTTCGTCCTGAGGTACATGCGGAAAGCGTGGAGGTAAATGGAGAATTTGCCATTGATGAAAGCTATTTTTCAGAGATCCTCTCCAGGCTTGATGAGATGATTGAGTGGCCTGTTAAGTCAGGCTGAGGGTTTATTTTTTGATTTTGATTCTGATCAAAAATGAATGCAAATCAGTCGCCGGTCAGCGTTCACTGATTGGCAAAAAGCCTGTGTACAGACGTACATAAAAACTCGCCGATTGATCTGAATAGCTACATTATGGCTTTAATCTTTATGCCCCATCCTAAGCGTAACGAGCAGTAATTCAGCAAGTTCGCCGTAGACTATCTGGTCTTCGGCAATGCCTTTGCCCAGATGTGCCGCAACGGTCTGAGTAAACCGCTACGCTTTGAAACCATCCCGGCCAAATTCACCCGCAGAGGCGTTAAGGATGGCGTTTACTGGTTTGTTGATGACTGGAAAGAGCCGCACGAATTTTCGGCCGGCAGCGTGTTTCACCTGCTGGAGCCGGATTTTAATCAGGAGCTTTACGGCCTGCCGAAATATCTCAGCGCGCCTAACTCCGCCTGGCTGAATGAGGCGGCGATGCTGTTCCGCCGCAAGTATTATCAGAACGGCGCGCACGCCGGTTACATCCTGTATATGACCGACGCGGCGCAGAGCAGTAGCGACGTTGACCGGATGCGCCAGGCGATGCGCGACACGAAAGGGCTGGGTAACTTCCGCAACCTGTTTATGTACGCACCGAACGGAAAGCCGGACGGGATCAAGATTCTGACGCTCAGTGAAGTTGCAACAAAAGACGATTTCTTTAACATCAAGAAAGCCAGTCGCGACGACCTGTTAAGCGCGCACCGCGTACCGACGCAGATGATGGGAATTATCCCTGATAATTCGAGAGAGTTTGGAGATGCGGTGAAGGCGTCGCAAGTGTTTGTTAGGAATGAGCTGACACCGCTACAGGAAAGAATGAAAGAAATAAATCACTGGGTAGGTCATGAGGTTATATCTTTCAAGGGTTACTCTTTAGGCTGATTAAAAGCACCATCATCAGGTGGTGCTATAAACTACCTAAATATTTACGGACTATTCCCCATGTCGTGAACAGAATATGCTTTACTTCATCTGCAGTAATAGCTACAGGTTTACCATGGCGTAAATCATCTGCGTACCTTTTAACCTCATCAATCTCTTGGCGTGTACAACCAGAGTTCGATTTAAACGACTCCCAATGATGAAGGTCTTTTTTGTTAGTTATGGAGTACAATACTGAATTGTGGTTTCTAAGACTTTCAATCGCTCTGTAACAGAAAAAAACGGCGTCGTCTGCGCTTCTTAGAGCATTCATTAAACCATTGAGCGCACGATTAAACAAAACGCCTGCTGTACCTGTTGTTTTAGGCCTAAATTGATATATCATTTCAGAGATGTCAATATTTCCCCAGAATCGCTGTATGTCTTCATTAGCGACACCATATACATAATCAACAGTGAGGTCTTCATTGTATATTCTATCAATTTTAACGTCATAAAAAATTCCCGAGTAATACCTTAGTAACGAAAGATTGCTTTGGATGTTATAGTGAGCAATATTTCTGAGGGTAAAAATATCTACTTCTTCACTAAGTGTCATAATTGCAAGCACTTGGTTGTTCACTATTGAACATCTAAAAGAACCTTCACCGCCCCCTGAAAGCCCCATCTTCAAATTAAAATTATATGATAATTGGGCTCGCTCCGGTAACACCACTCCTACAAAAGTATATTTAAACTCCATAAACCGACCTCACTTAAATAAAATGTTTGTTGAAGTTTCCATTATGAATTAACTGTGAATTAGAAAGTACTCAAGACGATAAGCGACTTTTGAGATATCTCATATCCATTATGAGAAAGTTTCCTACAGGTTGATTCTCACTTCACAGGATACATGTTTGCACTCCTCGCGCGCAATGCTATCCCCGCGACGCCTGCCCGCTTTATGCATCGCTTTTCATGCATGTGCATGTGTTACCTCTCAACGCACCAGTACTTGCCTCACACGCACTTAGCGAGCCTATCTGGATTATGCGGACTCATGCAAGCATATGCACTTTGATGCAGAAGCAAAAAGCCACCTTAAAGGTGGCTAGAGAGCGGTAGGGAAGGGGCAACTAATCATTCTGCTTGGCAGTATATAGCGGCTTCGTAAATAGCTGTGTCGATTGTCCCTGCCATGTCGCTGATCATCGACAGTGCCATTTTTAATACATCTTCTTGGCAATTTGTGATCAGAGAATCATCGGCAATGAACTGAATACGTACAACCTTGATTGTATGACCTTTCCTCATACGCTCAGCTTCACCGTCGGACAGTGTTAACCTTAAAATCTCAAAGGAACTTTTTTTCAAAGCCTCCCTTTCTGTACACTGACTCAGTTCAGAGCGATATTTGCCCGGCTCAGGTTGCTCCTGCGCTGGCTTTTCTCTTAATCGCTTAAGAATCCTTCTACGTTCGGCCCGAGTAGAGGGATTTGTGAAATCAATAGCGGCTTCAGAGCTTCTTGGCTCAGTATAGTTAGTGACAGAACTCCAGGAGGATGCGGACGCGTCCTCAAATTCAAAAACCCAATTCAACGTCACGTATCGGAACGATCTTCGATTGCATAAGACGGGTTAAGATCTGGGTGTCGTCACCAACTTCAATTGCATAAACGGCCTTGATGCACACGGTTTCCTGCCGTACTCATTTTAGTCTTCGCTTGCCTGACACCAGGCGCGCACTGCCAGCTCGTCACGGCGTACAAACTGGCCTGCTTGGGCGTTAACGTATTTGGCCCCGTCTGAATGGATGTTCCTTCTGACATTCTGTATGCTTATAATTTATTGAAATCAAGATAACCCTTTCACTTTGTCAGGTAAATTAAGTGGATAACAACGAAGAAAAAAAAGATGCTTTAAATGAGATATTGAAAAAATGAAGCGTGTGTTTTTATGGCTGATACAGTCTTTTTTCTATTTAGTACCTATTGCTGTCATTGTGGCAGGGTTGTATATATTTATCCGGTTTATTCCAGAACATGCTGCGTTTCTTAGCATAACATGGGTGATCGTCGTTTCATGTGTGTATATAAAATACAATCGATGGTATTAGGTGTATGCAGGGATTTTTAGTAAGCCCATTTTGATTGGTAGTTATAAAAGCGTGAGGAAAGTAATTAGCTAATAGAAGGTTTTTTAGCTTCCATTTAGTTGATTAAATAAGCTGGATGTCTCGCATTGAGAACTGCAAAGCGTATTTGTTAATCAGACTCTCAGTCATTTTTATATGCTCAAATATCAATCATTTTAATCAATAGTGCGCTGTCCTTATCCTTGTCTAAGCTCCAGTTAATTCTCAATGCCGCATACGCCAACCTGCCAGCAGAATCGCAGAAAATAGCCTTTTATTTCCCCATTTCATCCCCAAAATTGACCTCAATCAACCCTCCCCAACATCCTCCCCAAACCCCTTCCAACGTTTATCCACCGTATAAAAACCGGGACGTAACCTGCCCTAGTGATATTTAACCAGGGTCAGTTATGTTCTTAAAAAAAGTTATTCCTTGTGTGATTTTAGCGCTGGCAAGTGCCGCAATGTCAGGTTGTGTGATGGCTGATGGTGGTCATCACCGTGGCCCATCTTCTGACTGGCATCATCATCATGAAAGCCAGCATAACAACACCAGCTGGAGCCATCACGCCTGGCCGGTTGCGCCCGCAAACAACGCTTCTCAGCATATGGGACCACCGCCAGCGCCGGATAGTGCCGCTCAGCATATGGGGCCGCCACCCGCTGACAGTGGCATCCACCGCTGGCACTCTTAAGAGACGTTTGAGCAATCAGTACGAAATCTTCTGAAGCGACTGGGGCTTAATCGCCCCTTTTAACGGGCAATGTTCACCTGACCAAATTGTTCAGTAAGCGCGCTTCATCTCTACCCGACAGAGAACGTAAGCCTGACGAAGCGTTGCCGCTAAACACAATTCCTAAAAAACCGACCCCACTCGCAAAAGTCACAACAACTCTCGCAGCAAGCACCCAAAGCTTACCTGTCATCTTGTCATCATCTCCGTTTGGCTTATTCTTAATCTCCAGTCAAAAGGAGGAATGTTTATGAAAGCGGCAATTGCTAATAGTGAACACCAGGTTGAAGTGGTTGAGAAGACGCTGCGTCCTCTCAAAACCGGCGAAGCGCGGCTCAGGATGGAATGCTGTGGTGTATGCCATACCGATTTACATGTGAAGAACGGTGATTTTGGTGACAAGACCGGCGTCACGCTGGGTCATGAAGGGATCGGCATCGTTGAGGAGGTCGCGCCGGATGTCACCTCGCTCAAGCCGGGCGATCGCGCCAGCGTCGCCTGGTTCTTCAAGGGCTGCGGGCACTGTGAATATTGTAATTCCGGTAACGAAACGCTCTGCAGAGACGTCATCAATGCCGGTTATACCGCCGATGGCGGTATGGCTGAAGAGTGTATTGTTGTTGCTGACTACTCGGTTAAAGTTCCCGATGGGCTCGATCCTTTCGCCGCCAGTAGCGTCACCTGCGCCGGTGTCACTACGTACAAAGCGGTAAAAGTATCAGAGGTTAAACCGGGGCAGTGGCTGGCAATTTATGGCCTTGGCGGGCTGGGTAATCTCGCTCTGCAATATGCGAAAAACGTCTTTAACGCCAAAGTGATTGCGATTGATGTCAGTGACGGACAGTTGGCGCTGGCGAAAGAGATGGGTGCCGATCTGGTCGTCAACTCTGCCAGCGAAGATGCGGCACGCTTTATTCAGGAGAAAACCGGTGGGGCGCATGCGGCTGTGGTTACAGCCGTCGCCAAAGCGGCCTTTAACTCGGCGGTGGATGCGGTCAGAGCCGGAGGTCGGGTTGTAGCAGTCGGACTGCCGCCGGAAGCGATGAGCCTGAATATCCCGCGACTGGTGCTCGATGGCATCCAGGTGGTGGGATCGCTGGTCGGAACGCGCAACGATCTGTCGGAAGCTTTCCAGTTTGCGGCAGAAGGCAAGGTGGTGCCTAAGGTAACTAAAAGGAAGATTGGTGAGGTCAATGCCATCTTCGATGAGATGATTCACGGCAAAATCCGCGGCAGGATGGTGATCGACTTTACCGGTCAGCCTGCCAGTTAGCACCCAACTGATCGTCACTAAGGCCCGCGCATTGCGGGCTTTTTTATGCCTGCAGCACCTGGTCCTGCCACGTGAAAGCCTTAACGCGTATTCTCCACAAACATTAATAAGCACGGCTTTATGTTTCATTATGTGATTTTCACTTGCACTTTACCGGTAACATTATAGTTTATGAGGTGAGGTCTTGATTACACACAACTGAAGGAGGGTTATTTATGGCGAAGCATCACTTACTTAAATCCATTGAAATTGCTGCAATTGTACTGTTTGTCCTGATACTGGCGTATCTGGCTGTGACCGGCCTGATGTCATCTATGGGCATGGATCACGCCTGGCCTTATCCCACTAAGTAA